ATGCGCGAAAGTCTCACACTCCAACATCGAGCCAGGCCCGATGCCGACACCCTCCGGCTCCTGGGGGAAATCCGCCTGTCACGTGAGACTGAGACGAGCACGAGCCCGGAGCGGCAGGAAGAGACCATCCACGGCATCCGTCAGATGGTCCAAGGCGTCCTCGTCCACATATGCGACGACCTTGATGTGTCCGGCCGTGTCTACCCGCAGCAGAGGCCGAAGCTCGGCCCCTGGTTCAGGGCTCTGGACCTGACCTGCGAGACCTCCGAGTGCCACCACACCCCCGACGAGCCCTGCATGGGGCAGTGGGATGCCTTGGTGGCTTGGAAGATGGACCGCATCACCCGCCGTGCCCTCCACTTCCACACCCTCATGGAGTGGATGAAGAAGTACGGCAAGGCCATCATCACCTCGGACGGCGTGAACACCACGACCAAGGCCGGCCGACAGATGGCAGAGATGATGGCCATGGTCGCCTCCTGGGAGTGGGAAGCCATTCAGGAGCGCAATGAGGGTGCCGCAGAGAAGATGCGGCAGCTCGGACGCTGGAAGGGTGGCGTGGTTCCGTATGGCTACAAGGCCGTACCGAGCCCGATCCACGAGGAAGGCTGGTATCTGGTCTTCGAGGACGACACAATCCGGCACGTGCAGACGATGATCAACCTCTCCGAAGACCACTCGATGAAGGACATCACCACCTACCTCAACGAGAACGGGATCGTCTGCCCAAGCGAGTGGCGTAAGCGCAATCAGCTGATCGCGAAGGGCGATATCACACCGGCCGAGGCCGAAGAGAGGGCTCCTGGGCGCTGGAATCAGTCCTCGGTGCACGTCATCCTCACCAACCGGGTCCTCACTGGCGAAAGCTGGAAGGACGGGAAGCCGGTACGAGGCAAGGACGGCCTTCCGGTGATGCGCGCGCAGGCCCTCATGACCAAGGCGGCATTCGAAGTGATGAACCGACGCTTCAAGAAGCGCGGGGGGGTCGGCGAGGGCGTCACCAAGAACGCCACAGACCTACGCGAGGTCGCCTACTGCATGAATTGCCTCGCAGTCCTCTACGAATCCAACTCATCGAGGACTCGAAACGGGAAGACAACGCACTACAACTACTTCCGATGCTCCACGAACAACACTCCGGGCGCCAAATGCCACGAAGGGGCTGTGAACATGAACGGCCACGACCTCAAAGCAGTCGTGGAGCAATATTTCCTAGCGGAGGTTGGCCCTGAACAAGCTCAGGTGAGGGTATTCGTGCCCGGGAATGATGTAGGAGCCGAGAAGGAACGCTGCGAAACCGCCCTCAAGGAACTGTCCGAAGAGTGGGACATGAACCTCTATGACTACGAGGGAGGCCGGCAGGACTACCTAAGCCGAAAGAAGAACCTTCTGGACCGAATGAAGAAGCTCGAAACTGAAGAAATAGTCAAGCCCCACTATGAGTGGCAAGCAATGGGTAAGACGTATGGCGAAGCCTGGGCTGGCATGACATGGAAAGAACGCGGAAACCTTCTTCGGACGTGTGGAGTGAAGGTATTGGCCTGGCCCACCCTGGGGCCAAAGGCTCCTCCGCGGGTCCTGCTCGACTTCCCGGAGGACATGAAGGAACGACTTCGGGAGCACGTGGCAGTTAGTTCATTCAAGAGTTAGCCGACGAGGGAACCCCCGCCCCACCGGGGGTTCCTTTTTGTAGCAACGTCTGTACTACAGTTAGTTCATTCATTCACGGCGGTTGAGGCAACCCCCTCCCGCCTCTCGGAGGGTGGAGGTTGGCTCGCCACCGCCTCTGGGCGGCTCGCTGGTCACTCTGGCGGGGGTATATAACCCCCGCTTCAATCTAAGCGTCGGTGAAATACGGCCCGAACTCTGTCGGTCGAGGCTGGAAGGGAGACGCGGATCACACGGAAGGAGTGCTGGGGCGTGACGCGGTGACACCGTCATCGTGTCATCGAGGCGAGAAGGGGCCTGTAAGGCGATTTGAGGGCCGCTGAAGGACCCCAAAGGGGTTTGGGTGAGACGAGAGTCGGCAGGCCGGCACGAGGCCCGTCAGTTAGTTCATACCCGTACACGCTCGGAGGAAGGCACTCCTGGTGGGTTCGCTGAATGAATGCACAGGCATTACCCCCGTGTCTGTATCAGCAATTGTATTAGGGTTAGTTCGTTCATCGTTGACGTATGCGCTGGCCCAGGAATCCATAGAGGAATTCCGACTAGGGGTGAATACCTTTCGGGGCATGAATGAACTAACTCTATTCGGAGGGTAGCGAGACCCATTCGGAGTGTTGCGGGATATCCATTCAGGGTGGCGGATTGATATGTATTCAATCCGGCCGGATGGGCGGAAGTGGATACGTGATGAATGCCACTCTGATATAGAGTCACTAGCATAGGTGAAAGTGTGCTAGAGGGTCGTAAGAGGGCTCTGATAGCGCATCGAAAGACCCTATCCAGGTGCGGCCATGGTCACGAAGGAATGTGTCCTATGACCCTTGACGAATTGCATTCGGCGTGCATCCGGGCCCTGTTTTGGCGCCTTTGATGTGACGCTTATCATTTGTTTCGCCGTTGACATTGAATGCGTGTTGTGGTTTCGCGTGCGTCTTCCTTCTATTCATAGGGTTGGATGCCAGTTGATACAAAGAGTGATACATATAGTTGACGTGCCCATGCAATAGACACAGTGGTTGGAGTGTGAGAGTGTTCTTCTTGTCAGCGAGACACCGACCGGAAAGCCAACCGAGACCCACCCGTGAAGCGGAGATGTGGATACGGGGCCTGAATCTGAAACCGGTATCAGGAACGCGACAGGAGCGTTTGTAAGGCTCCCAAATGAAGGAACCTAGGTACTAGTGCTAGGTCCCTGCGTAAGAGCCTCCTAGAGGCTTGCAGAGATACCAGCTAGGAACATCACATAGGCCACACGTAGCGAAGCGAATAGCTACGGAGTGAGTACGTACCCGAGCGGGGTGAATCCGGGAATGGATTGCCATTCTCTACGCGATGACCGGCGTACTACGTGAGCGGATAACGGGAAGTGATCGCCCCGGAATGGATAGATCAGACACTCAAGCTAGCGGGGAAGCTACCCCCGTAACCATCTGAGATTGACTCTCACACACCCAATCAACACGACGTGTCCAGCGCACAGACCCAAAGCCATGAGCAACGGGCCTAGGTGCGTCTCTAAGCGTCTGAGAGTGAGTGTATGGGGGTGAGTGTCAGTGGTGGAATGATACTGCGAGAGAAAGGGGCACAGGCGTGAACTGTGCAGTCTGCGAGATGTGGGGGATCACCCGCGAAGCGCGATACGTCGGCCCATGGTCCGACAGTGGCAAGGAGCATGGACGCTGCAAGGCGTGCATGGCTGGAATTAATGCGGAGCACGACGGATTCAGGCTCATACCTGACGCCGTGCACCCTCACATTTCGGAGGGTGTGACCAATCGCTATTACGTCAAGTTCAGTCACCCGAGCAAGGATGAGCGCGACCTAGAGGCGTCTGTATGGGCGGAGAACTCTAAGGATGCGCTCCTGTATGTACGGGGCGAGATGTTCAAGGCCCCGACCATTTGGAATGGATGGGACGTTGAACTCATGGGCGGCGTTCAGTACGGGACGGAGTTCTAACGATGATGCTCGGAACGTGCCAACACTGCGAGGCTACGCGGTTCGTGTGGTGGAGCGAAGCGCACGGATACACGTGCGCCATGTGTCAGATCATGCTCCTTCTTGAAACGCGTTAGCGCGCTTTAGGCAGGTTCACAAGTTGGAGTGTGAGTCTGTCTATGGCGCGCTAGGGAGCGTGAATCAAACCCCCAGGGAAAGGTGTAACCATGTCCGTGATCATTGGCGCTAAATTCAACGACTTTGCCCGCGAGTACGCAGACTGTCAGCCGTGGTACCGGCACACCCTTGACGAAATGGCGGAAGCTGCCCGCGATATGTGTTGGGCAGGGTTTGGAATCGTGGACGATGGCACGGGCGAACCGCTGGAAGACTGGAACTCTCGCGGGTACTACAACTGTGACTGTCGAGAGAACCTGCTCAGGGTGAACGCCGAAGCGACCTATGCGGCATTCAAGGATGCGGGGGTGGATACCCACGAGTGGAATGGTTGGATCGTGTGGGACGCGTCCAACCCGAAAGGGCATGCGATAGCGGAACAGATCGGCCGCAGCCTAGCCGGTTACCCGATCCTTGATGATGAGCGGCTGTCCGAACTCGAATGGGACAACGCTTGCGCCATGATCGCAGATCTCTACACCCTCCCTGAAGGGGTGGAGCCCGACGACTTGATCCGGATCATGCCGGAAGTTCCGCACTGCTCTAACTGCTCCTCCTGTGACGTTGAAGACGCCATGGAAACGCTCGGATACCTCCAGTGTCAGGATTGCAATACCTGGTTGAAGACAGAGATTGAAGGCGCGATGTGCCACGACTGCACCGAACGAGAGCGGGAGGGGGAATGCGAGTGCGTACCGGCCTACGTAGACACTCTGAAGCATGTCGGAGCCTACGCAACCATGCGCGATGTCCGGGAGATTCAGCGCGGTTGTGAGACGTGCTACCCGGTTCGCTGGCCGCATGGCGGCGCAAAGCTCGGTATCTAAGTTGGAGTGTGAGGAATGGGTGAGATCGCGGAAGATATGGCCGGTTGCTGGTTGGATGGTCACTTTGGATGGCTGAACATCGGGCGAGTCATTGAGCTTGCCATGGCCTACGGGTACCGGCCGGATCACCCGGACATTGACGGACTCTTGAAGCGGTTCAAGGCGAATGAGTCAACGTCGCCGGGTCATCGGGACGTGTGGGACCTGAACGACTTCGCAGATGAAGCGACCGACTATCTGACGGACAGGGCACCCGACGGATACGCCTTTCATTGGGAGTGCGGGGAACTGTTCATGTGGTCCGAGAATGAGATTTAGGAGGTCTTCGGGTAATGGGCAAGGGAACGACTAAAGGTTCTGTCCAGTGGTACAAGATCGACGCCGAGGGGCGGTATCGCTGCTATCACGGTGAATGCCTAGAGCTGGCAACGCGCTGGATCGATATGGAGCGCTACGGCAACCGCCGGTGGCTCTCCACGTCCTATTGCGACGATCACGGGGACTGGGCTTTGAGGGACCCCGGCAACCCGCACCACGTGCGGCCCATCAAGGGCTGAGCGCCTTTAGTCAGGCTCACAAGTTGGAGTGTGAGCCTGGTTATGGGCTCTCAGGCAGACGAGAGCGCGAATCAGGAAGGTAAGGCAGTGACGACGACACACCTTGACCGAATGGACCGGAACGACTTGACCGTAGGGGCCCGTGTGCGAGTGCGGCTCTCGCGAGATCCGTACATGGGATGGACCGCCGGAACGTACCGGGGTCAGCTCGAATACGTGAAGGGTGACCACGTGGGAATCTGGGTGCCCATGAAGGGGCACGGCATCGCTAACGGCTTCCTCACCGGAGCTGCCAGGAAAGACGCTGACGGTGTGTGGATTGAGGGCCGCTGACATGAAGACGTACCAGGTTGAAGTTTTCCAGTCGGCTACGTATCGCGTTGAGATCGAAGCGGAGAACGAGGATTTGGCCATGGAAGCGGCGTTCGACTTGTGGCACAACGTCCCCGCGTCGGAAGAACACAAGTATCTGCACGACATTGTTGATTGCCTCGTGGACCGTGCGTCGGCGAAGGAGGACGCGTGATGCAGGTCAACGACTGGACCGGAATGGTCGAGTGCTCGGGTTGCGGGATGGACCTCGCGGCCTACCCGTCGGATTACGACGCGGGCCCGGATGACGAGGTGTACTGCGGTCACTGTGAGAACGAACGGCACGTGTGCCCGGAGCCGGTAGACGGCTCGGTTGCCTCCAAGGTGCTGCGCGACGCAATCGAGCGGATCAAGTGGCACGAGTGCCAGTGGCGTCTTAAGGGCACCGGCCCGGACCACCAAGAGCTACTGCGGTCACTCCTGGGGGAGTTCCAGGCCCAGACCCAGGCCGGCCGTGGGGGTGACCTGCCTTACACCGTGGTCATGGACTGGGATTCCGACTGGTGGGAGAAAGGAGCGGACGACGTACGCGCAGACGGCCAAGACGAACCCGTGGTGTTCCACGTGTGGGCACCCAACGCTTCCGACGCTTCGGACGAATCCGACCGGAAAGCGGTCGAGCTGTTTGGGGAAGACGTGGCCTCTTACCTCTCCCACATCGCGGTCATGCACGGACATGCCCCGCTCGTTCGGGACGGCGAGTAGTGGCCAACGAATGCACCTGTGACCCGCGCGACGAATTCCCCTGCGATTACTGCGAAGCGTGGGACCTGAAGAACTGCGTATGCGCAATGGTCGTTGACTTCCCCTGCAACCTTCACGAGTAAGGCCCCGTCATGTACGTCGCACACATTGGCCCCCAGTGGCACCGCCGCTTTGACGACTACGCGGAAGCGGTCGCATACGCGGCGTCGTATGGACTCCCGTCCGTGTTCGTTGAGCTGAACCTGAGCAAGCGGAGGTATCGGAGCGCATGACTCCCGCAAGCGTTGAGATCGGAACGCGCGTCGAATACCGCTCGATGCACGGTCACAGGCTCTCCGGAACGATCCGGGGAGTCATCTACGGCGCACCCAAGATGAAGCGCGACAACATAACGCACGCAGTCATTCAAGGTTCGTACGACACGAGGCCAGTTGACCGCTCGCACGACATTCACGTGATCCCGGTCAAAGACGTCCGAAAGCTCAGGAGCTAACCCATGCACCAGATTTATGCCGCGTGCCTCGCGTCCTACAACAACGGCATCTTGCATGGGGAATGGATTGATGCCACGCAAGGTCCGGACTCGATCCACCATGAGATTCAGCTCATGTTGGAAGCGTCTCCGATACCGGGCGCCGAAGAGTTCGCGATCCATGACTACGACGACTTTGGCGGTATCCGGCTCGGAGAGTACGAGTCGATTGGTGATCTCCACTTGATCGCGCTCGCGCTCGATGATTTCCCCGCTGTGGTGGTCGCGCACTTCCATGGACAGGTGGACGTGGAAGACCTCTACGAGACGTGTCAAGACCAGTACATCGGGTGTGTCACTGAGGAGTTGGGCCCGGAAGAGAACGCGTACGCCGCGTACATCCTGGCCGAGGAAGACCACTACTGGGATGAGCTGCCCAAGCAGTACCACGGCCACATGCGGGCCATCGCCCGGAGTGAGGCGCAAGACCGGTTGCTCTGCGGCGAGACCGCTCTGTACGAGGGTGCCGGTACCTGGCACTTCGTGCGCGACTACTGACGCTTAGCGCCTGTCTCTCAGATCCTCACGTTGGAGTGTGAGGGTTTGGGGGAGAGTCGCTAAGGCTCGATTTCACACGCAGAGAGAGGCCCGTCATGGGAGCCATGAAGGCGTACGAGATGGACCGTGCGCACATCCGAGGGGCCGCGATAGAGGCGGCTCAGTACTCCGCGATGGGAGAACGGAAGGACGCAATGGAGAACGTCTGGGGGCAGTGCGCGGACGCAGCCCAGGGCTATCACAACCCCCGCGCCGTGGCCGCGATGTTCGTCAAGGAAGCGGTAGTGGCCTACCTGGACAGCCGAACCCTGCTCACAAGCATTGGAGCGTACGAAAGTGCGTAGTCGCCTTCCGCGCCTGCCTCTGAGCGTCGAGGACATCGTGGACATCCAACGAGAGCTGAACGCGGGCAACGACTTGGTGTACGTGCTCGACAACGGCCAGGAGGTCACCCTTACCCCCGTGGAGGACGACGCGTGATGGTGGAAGAACCGATGATGTGCGACACCTGTTGCACGCCCCTGAACTCCTGGACCGACGTATTCGGAAGTCGCTACATCCACCCGGCGTGGGTGGGCAAGGAGTGGGACCACCCAGCCACACCCGTACCCCAGGACCCCGACCGGCTTCAGGGAGTGTGTGACTTCTGTTCAGCCGACCACCCCGTAACGGCCTTCCTCACCCGTAAGGCGATCGTGGAGAAGACCGGCGGGCTGACGCAGGTCTACGCGGAGCCGTGGAACTCGTGTGAGCGATGCGCGGTCCACGTGCGGAACCGCTCGCCCCACCTCCTGATAGACCGGGCGGTCGCGGTCCTCCCTGGGACCGTGAACCGGCCGGACCGTAGAGCGCGGCGGGCGGCAATCAAGCCCGTCTTCATGGCGTTCTTCCAGGCCGAGCCCGATGAGGTTGGCCTGTGAGTGCTTGCCCTGGCCCTGATGCCCCGCACCCCGAAATTGAGGACAAGTGACTTACGAGAAGGGCTCTTACGTCTTCATTAAGCGTGAGAACGGCTCGGTGCTGACGGCTGGGCGAGTCCAACGGCGGCGCCCAGACGGCCGGTACAAGGTCCGGAAAGCCGGTTCCAACCAGGTGGTCACCGTGCCCCTCGGCCGCCTCGAAGAACACCCGCAGAACCAGTGGACGGAGCAGACGAAGTGACAGAGCAAGACCTCACCCGGTACCCATGCCCCGTCGAAGGCTGCGACAGCTTCCTTGAGATGACGCTGCCCATGTACCTGGATATCTGGACGGACGAGGACGGAGCAGCACACTTCACGCTCGCTGGTCACGACCAGCCGACGTACCTGAGCTGCGGCGCGGAAGGGGCGCACGGCGTATCGGACTTCCCCGAGATCCTGGTGAACCAAGTGACCGAACGCCTCAACACAGCAGAGACCGCCATGTACGAAGAAATGTACGGCTGATCTTCGAGTGGCTTTGGTGAAGGGCCCGGCTTCGGCCGGGCCCTTCGTCATGGCTGATCGAAAAGCGATCAGGCACACAAAGGAGAAAGACTCATGGCCCAGAAGTTCGTCACCACCTACATTGACGACCTTGACGGCACCGAGGTAGCAGAGCCCGGCGTCATCCGGACGGTTGAGTTCGGGATAGACGGGGCCCTGTTTGAGATCGACCTGACCGACGCGAACGAGGGCCAGCTCCGCCAGCTCCTGGCCCCGTACATGGCGGTAGCCAGGAGGGCCCAGGGCGAGGCCGGCCGACCTTCCCAGCGGACGTCGGCCAAGTCGAGGAACGCCCTGGATACCCAGGCCGTACGAGCTTGGGCCAAGGAGAACGGCTATGAGGTCAACGACCGAGGCCGTATCCCGGCAGCCATCCAGGAGGCATACCGCCACGCCGTTGGCGGTGACAACTCGGCCGTCCCTGCTGTCGCACCCGCTTCAAGTTCGCGCGCTGCCGTCATCGCGAGTGAAGAAGAGGCGGCGAAGCACTACCGGGAGCTGCCCGTGCCTCGGGGACGCGAGAAGAACTGGCGCAAGCGCGAAGGCACTGGGTGCGAGCGCACGCACAAGGTTGCGGAGATGACGCTCATGGAGCGGATCGAATCGCTCACTGAGTTCAACCTGAACGTTCTTGGACAGCTCGTCGGGGATCGCCCGAAGGGCAAGGACGGAAAGGTGAAGGGGATCCGCACATCGGGTGCACGGCTGCTGAACTTCGAGTTCATCGATGAGGACGACAACGTAACGCCGTTCGGACGATACGCCTACCAGGTTCACGCCCAGAAGTAGGCAAGCGCGAGGGGCTTTAGTCGGGGACCGGAGAACCGGTCCCTTGGCTATGGCCCCTCGATATGGAGGAGATACCGGAAATGGCTCGAAAGATGATTGAAGAGATCATTTGCGACGGCTGCGCGGTAAAAGGTAAAACCGTCAAGGGAGTTACGACCCTGACGGTAGGATCTGACAGCTACGATCTATGCCAAGGTCATGCTGACCGCTTCGCAGCCCATTTCGCAGACCTGTTCGATAAGGCCACTGCTGACGCCGTCGCGGCCTAGCACAAGGAGATACAGCACCCCTATGAACGAGCAGTTCAAGTCGATGCAGTACGGCCCCCTGGGCAAGGCGGTAGCAGCGGCCATGCCGCACACCGAAGCGGACCCCATCGGCGTGTACGCGGCCACCCTGTCTCTGTGGTCGTCGGCGGTGGCCGGCAAGGTGTTCCAGCCCAGCGGCAGGCCCACAGTCTTCTGGACAGCCCTTGTGGGGCGGTCGCGAGTGGGGCGGAAGGGATTCGCCCTGGCGACCGCTCGGGCCATCCTGGACCCGTCCATCGGCGGTTTCCTGCACACGCGGATGCGTAAGGGAATCTCGTCCGGCCCCTCCCTGGTAACGACCCTGTTCGAGGTCGAACAGGAGTCACTGACCTCTGAGGAAGGCCGGGATGGTCGGGTGATGATCGCGGAGGGCGAGTGGGCCTCAGTCCTCAAGCGGGCTAACCGGGATGCCACCTACCACGACCAGCTCATCAACGCGTGGGACGGCGAGTCCGTGGTGAATACCACCAAGGGTAAGAACGGTAAGCGCGAGGAGCAGCGCATCGAGGTACCGCTTCTCGGATACCACGTTCACATCCAGCCCGGCCGCTGGGCTCCCTTGGTGAAGCCCGAGTTCGCGTTGGGTGGCGCCTTCAACCGCATCCCGCACTTCCTGGTGACTCAGTACCAGTCCTTGCCCTCCAGCATCAAGAAGCCGCTCGACGCTGTGAAGGAGACCCCAGCGTTGACGCGGGCCTACCGCTGGGCGCGGGAGAAGGTCCGCGAGATGGAGCTGTCCGACGAAGCCGCAGAGCTCCACGACGCCTACCGCCGCGAGTTCGATGACCGCATGGCGTCTCTTCCCGAGAACGTCTCGTGCTTCATCGAGCGAGGAGACGAGAACCTCCTCCGGATCGCCTGCCTGCTTGTGGCCGCTGAACGTAAGACTGTCATCAGCGCCAAGGCATGGAAAGCAGCACACGCCATGATCGAGTACTCGATGGCTTGCACTGAAAAGCTCATCAACGAGGCTCAGCAGGGAATCGGCCGACAGATGAAGTCGGTTGAGCAGATCGTCAGGGAGTCACTTCAGCGCTATGGCGGAGAGGCAACGCGAACCCTGATCCTTCGCTCGCTCGGTACCCGAGGCAACGCAGACTCCCTGAGTGCCGCGATTGAGAAGATGCCAGACGTCGTCATGGAGACGCGGCAGGGCTCTGCCAAGGGTGGGCCGAAGCCCGTGTTCGTCCGCTTCACGGACGCCAAGCGCGAGGGCGAGGACCAGCCCCCGGAGCAGCCCCAGGAGCGGCCGAAGCTCGTATCGGTTCCCGCCCAGCCCCAGAGGCCGGCACCGCGGAAGCGGGCGGCCAGCACAGGTCCCAAGCGGCCGGCTGCCAAGAAGGCCCCTGCCAAGAAGACGGCTCTTGCGAGGCAGAAGGATGAGACGCCCAAGAACCCGTTGGCTGACCTGCTGTGAACCCGGGTCAGATGCCCCAGAGGCGACCCACCAGGTTCGTGCGGGGGCGATACACGGAACTTGTCCGACGATGGGCGGCCGGTATCTGGCTGTGACTGAGTGCTTCAGGCGGCGAGTCCCGCTAGGTACCGCGCTCAGGACTGGCCAGCGGGCTGAAACTCAAAGTCTGAACTGGCGGATCCGCACGGACACCGCTTCTACCTCGGTTACCTCGGTCACCAACTTGCCCTTGTCCCGCTTGCGTTCGATGAGTCGAAGAAAGACGACCAGGGCGTTTCCGCCGAAGTAGAGGGGGATCCACCAGGGGATGCCGAAGAGCGCCCAGACCAGCGTGGCGACCGCGGTGAAGACGAGGTAGCCAATCAGGTCGTGCCGCCAGAACGACGCTGGGCGCTGCTTGCCCCAGTTGATCCGGTACGACATGTGGACCTCCCCGTGCGTACGAAGATCGGTACGGGCACAGAGTAGTCGAACGGCAGGTTCATGCCACTGGTCGGTAGTCGTGCACCTCGGCGCAAAGGCTCAGGAGTTGGCGGGAGAGGTCCTGGCCCTGACGGCTGTCGGCCCTGCGGTGCGGCTCCAGGATCGCAGCACACCTCACCAGCACGGCCGCCCACCGGCTGTCTCTGCCTGCGGGGGCCACATCGGGACCGACCGTGCGCAGACCCTCGCGGATCGCGAAGGTCACCACACTGAAGGGTTCCTCAAGAGCCGCGGTGGAGGGCTGTTCAACGGCGACCACGATGTGTTCGGCAAGGGCCCGTTCTTGATCGGTCGGCAGCCAGGCCCCGGTCGACAGCTCCCCGTGCAGGGTGCCCATGAGGTCTGTCAGTTCGTCGATCTGCATGCCGTGACCCTACGGCCAGGTGGGGATGCCGTGGTAGGGGAACCAATCGCGGATGGGCCTGTACTGGGTGTCAGCACTGTCGCATATGTCGATAGATTGACCATATGTACATAAGGAAGACCGTCCTCGCTACCACTCTCGCTCTCGGGCTCGCGGCCGGCCTCTCGGCCTGCGGAGGCAGTGACAGCGCTGGTAAGGCCAGCGAGCCCGCCGACTCCCCAAAGTCGTACGTAGTTCAGGCCGTAAAGGACAACGGCGGTTGGGTGAGCGAAGACAAGGTTCGGGGTCTGTCCGTGGAGGACCTTTGCTCGAAGCCCGAGGATGAGGGCGTAGCCGTTGGGGCGGTTAGCGGTGGGCTGATCACCATCGCCAACCTCGCATCTGACAACGGGGTCCCCGAGTCCAGGGTGGACAAGGCCGCAGAAGACGCCTACCGGGCCATCTACGAGAAGCACTGCCCAGGCAAGCTGCCGATCCTGGACAAGGCCGTGAAGCACTTCAAGGACTAGCAGATACACGAAAAGCCGGGGCCCCATGAGGGGCCCCGGCTCTTTTTTTGTACCCATTTTGTACCAACCATTGTAATGCGGTTAGTTCATTCATTCATGGGCGTTCTCTCATCTACTCCTCCAAGGTCCCACCCTTGGAGGAGTGTTCCATCTCCAAGAGAGCGAGACGGAGGTGTGCCGCCGCTGCGGCCTCGTCAGGAGACGGCTCGGACAGCGCAGTATCAGTCTTCTGGTCCTCAACCCGCTGGGCGACCTCAGCACCACCCAACAGGGCGAGGGAGAACGGGATCAGCGCCTCCCAGGGGATGTCGGGGAACTGTGCAACCAGCCAGGGAGTCAGTGCGGCCAGGGCGCCAAGGAAGCGCACGACGTGCTTACGGAGCATGAGTGACCTCCGGGGTCGGGATGACGAGCTGGGGGACAACCGGAACGTGCGTAGGCTTCGAGACCTCGGGCTGAACTGGTGCCGGTATGTCTGGCTTCACGGGCTCGGGCTTGTGGCTCACGTCCGGCTTCGGCTGCTCGGAGGGCTTCTCCACCGGCTTCTGAACAGGCTTCTGGTTCAGCTTGTCGAGCTTCCCGGAGACCTCATCGAGCTTGCCCTTGACCTCGCGGAGTTCCTTCTCGATCCGGGCCAGACGGTCATCCTGTGAGGGCTTCTGAACCGCAGGCGCAACAGGCTTCGAGGGACGGAACTGCTCACGTTTCGGCTCCTTCACAGCGGTTGGCGTGGCCGCGTGCTTACCGCCCTGGACCTTCACCTTCTGGCCGGGGTAGATCAGGTGGGGATTGGCGGCCAGCCCCGCGTTCCAGCTGACGAGCTGAGCCAGGCTCACGCCGAAGCGGTTGGCGATCGAGGAGAGCGAGTCACCCTTGGCGACCGTGTACGTGCCTCCGCTGGTCGGAGGCGTTGACGGCTTCGGCTCCTCGACGGGAGGCTTGGGCTTGTCCGGCTTGGCCGGACTGGTGGGCTTCGCTGGAACATTGATCTCCTGGTCCGGGTAGACCACGTCCGGGTTCTTGATGCCGGGGTTGGCGGCCAGGAGGGCCGCCAGGGAGACGCCGAGCAGGGCGGCGATGCCGCCGAGGGTCTGGCCCTTCTTGACCTTGTACCGGCCTGTGCTCGTCCCCGACGAGCCTCCGCTATCGGCGGTCGAGCCCGCGGCCTTTGCCGCGTAGGTGTAACCGGCCTTGCCCTTCAGCGCGGGGTCCGCGGTGACTATCCCCTCGACGTAGGCCGGCAGGCCGTAGCCGTGAACGTAAGAGTCGCGACGGAGGCGCTGGCGAGCCATGACGGCGTTGCCGTTTGCATCGTTGGTAAGCGACGTGTTGCCCTCGTAGGTGTAGATGTACGTCTCGTCGTAGGCGTAGCAAATACCCGTGTGCGTGCTGCCGGTCGAGCCGTAGATGACCACGGCTCCGACGGCGGGGTACTCGCTCCACCGCGACCGCTCCTTGAACCACTGCATCGCGGTCCACACACTTGCGGTGCGAGGGAAGAGGTTGGTGACACCCGCCTTGAGGGCGACCCAGCTCACCCAAGTTGCGCACCAGGGCTGGTAGTTCGACCATTCAAGGCCCGGCACCTGGCCGGAGTACTTCTGGTGGCCCGAAGGCCGTTCACCAGGAGCACGCTCGGCGCGATAGCCGACCTCGCCCTTAGCGATGGAAAGAACCTTAGAAACCTGACTCATGTTGCCCCCTTTCGGGCATGACAAAGGGGCCGCCCGGTTGGACGGCCCCCTGCGTGAACTAACCGATCTCGGTTGGTTCGTTCATTCAATTGGGACGGAAGATGATCAGTCGCTCGGGGTCGATGGTGGAGACCAGCTGCACGAGGCGCTTGTTCTCCTCCTCGATGCGGCCAAGGCGGTCCTTGATCTCGGTCAGGTCCTCCTGGAGGCGATCAGCGCGAGCCTTCTGGGCTTCGGCTTCGGCCTTCCACACCTCGGCTGTCTTGGCCTCCTTGGCTGCCCGGACAACAATAAAGCCACCGATCACGGTGGCCAGGGTTCCTGCGATCCCGAAGAGATCCAATATGAAGGTTGTTGTGCTCATGCGGCCTCACTAGCTGGTCGCGTCAGGGGATATAAGTACCGCGGAGAAGGCGGAGAGAGATTCATCCGGGTTGCCGGACTTGGCCTTGGTCCATGTTCCGCCGTAGCCCTGAATGGAAGCCCAGATGCTCTGGTTGGCGTTCAGATACATCAGGCCGGAAGTGTGAGCAGCTTGATAACTGCCCTTGACCTTGGTTGAGGTGAAGCCCTTCATGGCGGTCAGCCTCGATGAGCCTTCAGCGGTTCCCACCTGAAGGAGCAAGGTTCCGGTGCTGGTGAGTCCATCCCAGCTCGCGGGCGTCGTCAGCGTGGCCGTGCAGTTCACCCAGTAGAGGCCGGGGACAGGGGGCTTGAAGTCGATCCGGTCCTTGGACGTGAACCCGCCCGTGGTGCTCACCTGCTGCCAGGTGAGCGGGACTTGCCCGTTTACGTTGTCATTGGAGATGCCTGCCGCCCGCATACTCGGGGGGTTGGCGAGAGTTTGGATCGGCGTGTAAGAAGCGCGATTCATCGTGGCTGCGTCAACCTTCTGGCGACTCGACCACTTCTCATCCACCGCTGCCATACGTCCCCCTTCCGAGATAGGTGACTGCGAAGTTCCACCAGCGGGTGACGCCCACTGATCCACTGCGGCCGGAGTCCCAGTTCGTTGCCGCGTTCACGCCCCAGAAGCGGACGTTCAGCTTGGTGCCCGCCTGGAGGAACATGACGTCGCTGATGACCTGGCCCGCCTCATGGCCCACTCGTGCGTTGCCACCCTGACTGAGCAGGAGCGGCTTCGCGCCTGTGCCCCCACTGCCGTAAACACCGATCTGGTAGACGTACTGGACGTCTGCGATGGGCTGTGCACTGTGCCGGGCGTTGCCGAGGACGGACACCAGGTAGATGCCGTCCCAGGGGATCTCCACAGCCGTCTTGGCGCCCCAGCCGGGGGCGGCCTCTGTTTCCTGGAGCCAGCCGGAGATGGCGCTGTTTCGGTAGATGCCAGCCCAGGTGACCGCGTTCTTCTCCTCGGTCTGGCCCTTCCAGTTGAAGGTGACTCCGCGGCCGGTCACCCGTGCCCGGTTCTCCAGAGCATTGAACTGGTCGGTGGTCTGGTCGTTCATGCGCTTCTCGTCAACGAACTCGGTGTCGGACCACGGCTTCATTGCGGAGGCCGGCCCAGGGGTGGCGTAGTGCCAGCCCTCGGAACTCGGGGCGATCATGAACGCGTAGAAGGCAGTATCGACCGAGCCGTCAGCGATCACCCAATTCCCTTCGGCGCCGCCGTCGAGGTACACCTTCGCCTTGAGCTTGGTCCCCTTAGCCAGGAACTCAGTCACCCCTACCGGAACGGTGTGGTAGAAGCTCGTCGTGAGGTGCTGCTGAATCACCACTCCGAGCTCACCCACCGCGCCGTTGCCCGCAGCGTTGTTCTCGGCCTCTATGTAGACATTGACGTTGATGCCCGTAGGCCGGTTCTTCGTCCCGTAGGTGGATGCCTGGAAGTGCATGTGGTAAATACCGTCCTCGGGGACGATGAAGTATTTACCGTCGGCAGAAGTCGTGAACCCGGACTTCTTCACATTGTTCTCAGGCCAAAACACATCGACGACTCGACCCTTGTAGAGGGCTATGCCGCTTCGCGGGTTGGTGGTGTTGCTGGCGCACCCCTGAGCAGAGAAGTACGGCATTTTTCCGTAGTACTTCTGCGGGTCCGTAATGCGGTCCTTCATCGTCTTCGGGGAAATCACCTCCCGCTTGCCCCATCGGGACAGGTTTGGTTTGGGCATGGATCACCTCACAGGAGATAAGTCGTGTTACCGAGAACGGAAGCCACAGGATCGCCAAGGACCCATATCCCCTGGCCGTTAGGGTCGCCGGGGATCTTGATGGTGATTACGGCCGCGGCCGGCACCGTCGTGTCGAAGAGGACTTTGCCGAAGCCCTCGCTGCCCGTGCCGGGCATGTCGCCAGAATGAAGAAGAAGCTGGAACTCCCCGAACCGGCCCTGGATGGGCGGCTTGTGGGAGGTCACCCCCTCGGGGAACTGCACGTGCGTCAGGTTCTTCGCCTCGGTCAGTGCGAGGAACAGAGTCGTGTTTCCGGCCGGAGAGTTGAGGGGGGCCTCGCTGACATTCGCGTACTCCTTCACCTCATGGAACGGGGTGATCGGAATGTCTCGGGTCTCCGCTCCTCGGTAGACGTAGGTCGCGATCGTGGCTCCTCCGCCACCAGGAACTCTCCAGCGCACCGAGTCACCGTTGCGGAGGTTCCACTCGCCGTCGTACCGGAACATGACGGCTGAGACCCAGGTGCCGGAGGCGAGCTGCTTGGTGGCGGTCAGGTTCCCGGCCGGGTTGAGGAGTTGCGGCATGGAATCGCGGGACACGCAGAGGGTCACCACAAAATCCCCCAGGCGCATCCCTTGGGGGAGCTTGAAGGTCCGGTACTCGCCGTCCTTGATGCCGCCGTTGGAGTCCAGCCAGGCTGGGTAGTACACGGGGTCGGGATACTTGGTCATCCATTCCGCGCCGTCCCAGACTTTGAACTTCGGCTTAGCGGTCCACTGTTGCCCGTCCCACATCTTCTTCGGCAGTTCAGTCCATCGGGTTCCATCCCAGAGAACGACCTTGTTATAGCTAGCTGCCATACTGAACCCAGATGTCGCCGGGCTTGAGTGTGACTCCCTGGGAGGCAGGATCAACCGTCCCGGAGAAGACTCGGGCCGTGCCGATGTTTGATGCCGTCACGGTTCCGCCGACTGCTATATCCCCACCAACTGTAGCGTTTCCGTTGCTGTTGATATTGCCTGCGAAGTCCACCTTGAACGCGGAGTCCGAGTTGCCTTTCTTTCCATCGTTGATGACCACGGCGTACTTGTGAGGCTTGTCGCCTGCCTGGATCTCCAGCGGAATATTGTCGGCGGAGTGAGAAACGTGGATGATGCTGCCGTTTTGCCGGAGGGCGAAGTTGAACTTGTCGTCTCCTGCCTGTCGTTGCACGAGGGTGTCACCGCTAGGCGTAACGTCCCGGCTGAAGATCTCCAGCCACCTGCGCCCCGTTTCGAGTGGAATGGTGTTGGTACCGGGCAGGGTGACATAGTTCCCCAGCCGGTCATTGGTGTACTGCTTCGAGCCGTGAGGGTCATCCTGCACAAGGTGTGACTGGAGCCGCTTGCCGACGTCATTCGGTGTCAGCATCACGCGGCCGGCATTGAAGTCCACCCACAGTTGCTCGATCCCATACGGGCCCTGGAACATCGGGATCATGCCTCGCTCATCGGTGAGCAAGCCGTCCTTCAGCTCGTTGCCCGCCATGTCGAGGAGGTCCTTCACCTCGTTCGGGTCCTCCTCCGTGAGGTAGACCCGCCCCTTCAGATTCGGCAGGCGGCCACCAGATTCGTTCTCAGCCGCGTCCGCAGCCGTGCCACCAAATACGTTGCGTGCCATGTGCCCTCCCGGTTACTTGAGGCCCTGCGTCTCGTAGACGCCGGAGAAGAGGATGTACGACTTGCGAGGGAAGACACGGAGGTAATCAAGACCCTCGTGAAGGTACTTCGGGTTCTGATAAAGCATCCGAACGTAGTCGCCCTTATGGCCACCCCACGTGTAGCCGCGGAGGTCTACAAAGTTCGGCATACCGGCGTCGTATCCGCCGTTCACCATGACCCCCGAGAACACCTGCCCGTTGGCGCCGTGAAGCTGTGCATCCTTGGGGAGAGTGAAAGCCATACAGTTGTCCTGCGCGTCATTCCAATAGTCGGTATTGGTCGGGTTGTTGATATCGACGGAGTACCAGACAAGGTTGGGAGCGATACGCCGGTAACGGCCCCTGGTGACCAACCCCTTGGGCGTAACTCGCGTGTACCGAATCTCCGGCGTGTACGTCCTCGTGTCACCCAGGTCCCGCGTGATGGCGAAGCCATCAGCACCGGCAAACGCCTCGTACTGGCCACCGCCGGCCGATGGGGCAAGGTTGCGAATGAACGAGCCCTCCGCCTGGTGTGCGGCCACCGACTGAGCCGGGGCCACCGCAGAAACGTCCTCCGGGGCCTTGTATGGATGGACAGGGGAGATGACCGGCTGGCCCTGCTTCTTGGGGACACGGATCACGTAGAGAGGAAGCTCCCACCGGCCTCCGCGCTCCTTGAGCACCTTCGGCACCTGGGGGTTGGCGGTGGCCGCCCCCTGGGACACCTCCACCTTGCCGTAGCCCTTGGCGAGATCGACCCGGATCACAAGAAGGTCCTGGCGGTCGTACTTCTGGTCGAGGTTGTGTTCCACGCGAACCGTCGTCGGCGCGTCCAGCTTGTAGTAGAAGCCGCCGACCGTGGCCTCGCCCCGCTGCACCTTGATGGTGTTCACGTCGTACACCTCGGCATAGAAGGGCATCGACTCAGCAACCATGTTTCCGCTATTCAGAACGTGGTCAATCCGGTCGTCAGCGAACTGTGTTGCGAGGTTCTGCCAGTCGTTCTGCGTAACGGCCGCCCGGCCTCCACCCTCTTCGGGCTTGCCTATGTTGGTATCTCTGTCGAACGGGTAACTGATCTCAGCCATTTACATCCTCGCTTCCAACTTGCGCAGCTTCTCTCGCATTTCAAAGACCTGCCGGTAGAGGTTCAAGGGCTGACCAGTTCCCTGATCGCCAATCTTTGGAGTCACCGACTCGACTTGGCCGCCGTCGTCCACGGTGATGGTTACTTCATTCACCTTGTCCGTGATCGTCTGGCCATCGGCTTCCACGGTCACGATGTCGCCCACTACGTAGTCCCGCCCGTACATGCACTGCGGGGTGTCGATGGGATAGACCTGGAAGTGGCCTGACTTCTCGCCCTCCTTGAGAGCGTTCTTCGCGGCCTCTTGGACGGCTTCCGTGTAGTGCTTGAGGGCTGCTGCCTTCTGATCGGCCGGCGTCTTGCCGGGCCACGGTTTTCCGTCCGGGCCGGTGCCGATGTCCTCGGTGCCGTTGTCGTTCTTGCGGGCGGCCAGCTCGACCCTGCCGTTGACGGTCTTCAGAGGGATGTCACGGCGGTCCACGAACAACTCGACCACCGAGCCCCAGACCTTCTCGGCCTCGGTGTCGGTGGCCTGGAAGATGTACCGGTCCTTGCCTTCGCCCTGACAGGCCACGATGGCCCGGGTCACCGTGGGGGCCTTGAGCTGCCACGTGTACTGCTTGACGTTCCCCAGCTCGGGGGAGAAGCGGATGAGCTTCCCGAGGTCACGGCAGTCGGCGATCTTCAGCTCGATCTTCTGGCTCGTCGGGTTGTAGAGGAACCGGTAGCCGGTCTGCTTGTCCTTGAGCCAGTCACCGAACTTGGTCCCAAGGCTGTCGTAGCGAAGCGTGTCCTTGATCTCGTCGCCAAGGTTCGGGTTAGCACCCACCACGACGCCGGGAAGCACACGGTCAGGCAGCGCGCGGGCACCGAACGCCAAGTCACACTCGACCCACACGGCTTGGCCCACGGTGCCGCCTGCGGGTCGCCTGTCGATCCCATCCCACTGGTTCGAGATGGGCCGGAGCTTCATCGCGTCCGTGCCCTCACCGACTACCGAGGGAAAGGCCAGGTAGTTGAACGGGATCTGGTTGTCACACTTCCCGCCGACGAACACCGAGCCTGGCCCCGTGTGCTGCTCGGTCGTCCAATACTTCTCGAAGGCTTCGATGCCCCCGCTGAAGATGGGGTCAGGAACCCCGTCCTGGTAGATGACGATTCCGCGGCCCTGCTTCAGCAGCCGCTCGTGCGGCGTACCGACCCGCACGAGCATCTGCCAAGCGCCAGGGGCGTTGAAACGAACCGTGAAGTCGAGCTTGATCCAGGTGTCTATCTCCCCGAGGAGCGGCATCCTGCCGTCAGCTCCAGGGGAGTCCCGGACGAAAATCCTGTAGCCCATCGGTCCCCCTAGTAGCTCTCGAAGCGGGGACGGATGGACAGGCGGAGAGCCGCGTTCGACGCACCCGGATTCATCTGGACGTTGACCTTCGACTCACCGGCAGGCAGCTCGAACATCGCGGGCCACGGATCGAGGCGCGGCCAGAAGTTCTCGCCGTTGGAGCGGGTGATCGTCTTGTAGCCGGGACGCGTGTCGATCGTCAGCGTCTCGCCCGAAGCGATCAGGTCCTTGCTCGTGTCCTTGGGGTTGATGCCGAACTGGCGGCCGTCCGGGCTGGAGATCGTGAACGAACGAACAGGGCCGTCGAGCTGCCAGACCGGCCACGCCTCCACGTCGCCGGGGTTGAAGATGGCGACCCCGCGCGAGGAGATGGTCCCTTCGCTGATGTCGAGCGGGAGGAACGGCTTTCCGGTCCCCTTCAGGAAGACCCGGCCGACGCCGGTCTTCCACTCCGCGATCACGTCGCGGTCTCCGTAGAACCACGGGTCGGCCGTGAGCTGGATGCCGTACCGGCACCAGGTGAACCCGGCATTGTCCGAGCCCTCGTTGCCCTCCATGCCGCCCTTGTAGTAGGCGGTGAGGTGTCGGGATGTGCTGTCGCCCTCGGTGAAGCGCAGCACGCAGTGCCCGTTCTTCGGGTTGAGTGTTCGAGAGAGCTTGCGCTTGAGGTTGAGGATCGTCCTGCGGTCGATGCCGTACAGGTAGAGAGGGAGCAGGATCTGTCGCTCGGCCGCCCTCGTGGAGCGGAACCAGCCGCCATCCAAGTTGGGGCTTGTGTCCGTGTAGACCTCCATCGGAGGCATGTCGAGGCCCGTTGCACCGTCCTGCAAGAAGATGGCCGGCCAGGAGCGGCCGGAAAAGTCGGTGAGGTGGATCTCCTCACCCGTGCCGTTGGCTCCCGTGATGGTGACCTTGGTGTGGCCCCAGTAATCGGGCGCCGGGGGGACTCCGATGATCGGGGCGTTGTCCTCCCAACTAGGGAGCCGGTAACCCGGAATTGGCATTGAACACCTCGCTATCCAGGCAACACAAAGGGCCCCAACCGAAGCCGGGGCCCTTCATGCCACCTGTTACATGCCGTACATGGTCTCCACGTACTTGAGCCCGCGAATCACCGCCTGAGTGGTGTCTTCGCTCTTGGCCTCATGAATGTGGATCTCGTAACGGGAGCCGAGAAGATCTCGGGTTTCGCCGTTGTTGTAGACCCGCTCGCCACCACGGAAATTGATCAACTCGGGCCCCTTCTCGCCCACGAGGGCGAGACCAGGAGACGCGTAGTTGGTTCCCGTCCAGTAGCCCTTTGCGGGCTTGCTGGGGTCGGCCTGCTGGACACGGGAAATGTCTCCGTACCGGGACTTGATGTAGTTGATCGCGGCGGCGATGTTCGCCACCGGATCGAAGATGTCCCACGACGTACCGGACTGGTGAAACGCCTTGAACGTCGTAGGAACCACCTGCATCAGACCGCGAGAGGCGTTGCCGGCCTTGGCGTTGGAATCCCAGTTGTTGATGGCCCTCGGGTTGCCCCCGGACTCGCGACGAATGATCGTCGCGATGCCATCAGCCCACTTGGAACCACCGACGCCGGTAAGACCCATCGCCTTGGCAATGGCCTGAGCGATATCGCCATCAACACCGCCACCGAGCGTCCCCGAGAACTTCGGGATGCTGCCCGGCCATGCGTTCAGAACGGGGCCATCAGAGGTGGCCGTTCCGCCCGTGGGACGCAGAGCTGCCGTGGCATTACGCCAGTAACCGCGGGCCCGCTTAAGGGAGTTGGACTCGTTACCTCCAACCGTCTCGTCCGGACCCGTCTTGAGGTTGATGTGCCCGTTGCCCTGGTAGGTCAGCAGATCACCCGGCTGCGACTGGGAGACCGGCACGTGACGCATTGCCGCGTTCCATGTCGCGACGGCCGGCCAGCGGTTCTGCGGTGCCCCCTTCGGGGAGCCCCCGTAGGCCGCGTTCGCCCCGGCCTTGTCCACCACGTACGAGATGAAGTCGGCACACCAGGCTTCACCGTTGCCGAGGTTGTACTTCGAGCCGCCCACCATCGGGGCCTCGTTGCGGAACTCCTCCAGGGCGACCTTCACGACCTGGCCGCCACCCGAGGTGTGGTCGTCAACCCACTTGGTCCACTTCTCGGCCCACGGCTGGCCCTTCTCGAACCCCCGCGTGCTGAGATCGCCCGCGACGCCGAAGGAGCTGGGGACCGATTCGAGCATCGGCTTGATGACGGACTTCCAGCCCGCTGCGAAGGCCGCCGTGTAGCCCTCGTAGTCGTCGTCCTTGTGCTTGGTGACCCAGTCCCCGCCGGTCTGGCCCGACCAGTTCTTCTGACCGACGACGCCGCCGTTGGCGTAGACGTGCCCACCCTTGCGGGCCTGGTCATTCCAGCGCACGATCGTTTCTGCGCCGAGCGCGCGCACGACTTCAGGGCGAAGGATGCCCTCGCCCTTGGAGAGCATCGCCGGGACTGTATCGACACCGGGCTGGTAGCCCGGCACGATGCCGCCGGTCGCGAAGTGCACCGCGTTAAGCGGGGCCTGAGTACCGGCGAGCTTCGCCATTGCCGACATCATCGAGACCGCACCACGGTTGTACGGGCCGCTCACCGTGCTCCTGGTGGACGAGTCCACGTAGGACATGGCAGAGCGCCATACTTCCTGGATTCGGGTCGAGGCCGACTCGAAGAACTGCTTGGTGGTGTCCAGGTTCGACCGCAGGCGGGTGAGGGAGCTGGACGCCTGGGAGACCGACGAACCGACTTGAGACTGGACGTCTGTCCATACGGCTCGGTTGGTGCTCTGGAAGCCCCGCTCGGTCTGGGAAAGCGGTCCCTGCATGTGCTGAATCCAGCGCTGCTGAGCGGGCTTGATGTCGCTGTCCACTGCCGTGCGGATCTTGGCCGCCACCTGGTCCCAGTCAGCTGAGACCGACGCGCGGTGAGCCTGCACGGCCTTGCTCAGGGAATCGAGCACGGCACGGATCTTGGCTGCCGCCTCCTCGTACGCTTCCGCGTCCGGGAGAGGAGTGTCACACTCCAACTTTGTGCCCGCAGAAAGGGTGCCCTGCTTCGCGCCAGAGTTGAGCTGTCGGACCATCGAGTGTCCGAGGAGCCGAGCTGCTTCCGGGCGAAGGACTGCTTCGCCCGGCGACAGCATCGCGTGAACGCGATCGTTGCCCGGAGAGTAGCCAGGGACGATCCCGCCGTCCGCGAACTTGAAGAGGCCCGTCGTATTCGGCAGCAAGTCTTTGACGCGCACAATGAAATTGTCGAAGACTTCCTCGGCGTACTCCGACGGATTCGACCAGATTTCCTGGAGCAGGCGGACCATCTCACGAACCTGGTCGACCATGCCCTGGAACATTTCCTTCACCGACGACAGTGCATCGTTGAAGAAGCCGACAGGATCAGAGATCGCGTCCTTCAAAGCACCGAGGATCTCGGCGCCGGAGTCCCAGATGTTCGATACAAGATCCTTGAGGATCTTAGGTATCGACTTCACCATGTCGGTCATGAACTGACCGCCACGCTGGAGGATGTTCCCGTCACCCTTCCAGACGTCATCCCAAAAGAGCTGTCCGGCAGTCGGCGCGATGCCGCCTGCGGCGATGCCGATGAGATTTCCGATTCCAGTGGGAGCCTTCGTCAGGAACGAGGGAACTCGCTCAAGGATGAAGTCTTTCATCTTCCCGAAGCGGTCGTTCACGAGTCGGCCGGCGCCATCGCCGCCAGCCTGAGCGCCCCAGTGGCGGACGTTCGAGCCCGTCGTGCCGCCGATGGCGTGGCCTGCGTCAGCCATGCCGATACCACCCGTGAATGACCCAATTCCGGGGCCGATGTTCACGATGTCGTACAGCTCTTCCAGAATGGAGAGAGGCCATTTACCGGACTTGGACGATCCCTTGCCCGCCTTGCCCTTGGCGTGGCGGGCGATGTGCCCACGTGCCGCAGCAGCGTTCCAGGAGTTGATGGTGTCCGAGCCGAGGGCGCTTGCGACCTCCGGCCGAAGGATCGCCTCACCCGGGGAGAGGAGAGCGTGATAGTTGTCAACGCCCGGCGCGTAGCCGGGGATGACGCCGCCCAAAGCGTGCTTCTTGCCGCCCTTGCCCTTCCCCTTGCTGTCGCCGCCCCCACCAAAGCCGGTGAGCCCGTTGACCGCAATGAGCTTGCCTTCCAGACCGCCTGCCTTGCCTTCGGCCTTGTCCAGGGCATCGGCCAGAGTCCGGACCTTGCTCGTTACCGAGCCGAGTCCCCGACCGTTGACGTCGATGATCTTGGAGTTGAGGTCCTTCGCCTGGGTGTACGAGCCCTTGACCGCTGGAGTGAGATCGGAGCTGAACCGCCCCCGGATCTGGCCCAGGGAACGACCGTTGACCTCTTGGATCTCTCGGGACACTGCGCTGATGTGCCGCTGGGAAGTGTCGGACTTGTCCTTCAGGTACTCGAACTGCTGCCGGACCATCCCCAGACGGCCGTCGTTCAGATCGCGCACAGCCGCGTGAACCTGCTTGATGCCGCTCTCCGCCGTCCCGGCCTTCTCCTTGAGGGAGATGAACCGTTGCCCGAGCTCGGTCAACGGAGACCGATCCAGCTCACCGACGGACAGCCGAGCCTGGCCGATCTCCCGGTCCGCGCTGCTGGCTCGACCGCGAACCGAGGTACCGCCCTCGCCACCCAGCTCCGACGCGATCTGCGTCAAGCGCTCCTGGTTCAGGTTGTGGATGCGGTTCTGAATCTCCTGGATCTTCTGATCCACCTGACGAAGCGCGGCCTCGGCCTCACTCGTCTGCACCGTGAGCTGCGTCGAGCGGCTGTCCTGCCCACGCACGCGATCCAGGCCCCGACGAGCAACAGAGCGGTCATCCCCGTCGTGGTAGTCGGCGCGACGCTGCCGGTAAGCCTCACGGAAGCCGCCTCGGCCGGCCTGTACGCCGGAGAGGAACTGGTTGGTCGTCCGGAAGGCTCCGCGGGCCCCCTTGGCTATGCCGCCGCCGACCTTCACCAGGGGCGAGACAGACTTCATGATCTTGCCGAAGGTCTTGGTCAGTAGCCCTGTTGCGATGGCAAGGGGGCCGAGGACCACTGCGAGCTTGACGACCTGAGCCACGAGGTTCTTGATGGCCGGGTGGTCGTTGAGGAACCCCTGAACCTTCTCGAAGCCGGTGATCAACAGGTTGATAGCCCGGACAAGGTTTCCGGTCAGGCCCCCGGAGAGCTTTTGGAAGTCCGGGTCTTCGATCAGCTTGCCGAGGCGGTCAGCCAGCTTGTGAGTGTTCTGGCCCAGCTCGGTCCACTCGAACCTCCCTGAGTCCTCATTGAACTGACCAAACAACTTGCCCAGGTTCAACTGAGCTTGTTCCTTCACCGCTGTGAAGTGACCACCGATGGAGCCAGTACCGAGGGCTTCCGCGGAGCCCTTGACGCCCGGAGCCTTTTGGTATGCCTTGATGAACTTGTCGAAGAACTCACGCGAGTTCACGCCGCCCTTGGGGTCCTGCACTTCCTTGAGGAAGTCGGGACCACCCTTGTAGCCGGCGATCTTTCCGATCTCGTTCATTGGGATGCCGGTGCCGCGAACGAACTGACGGAGATAACGGGTGGACAACTTGCCCTGGTCCATCATCATGTCGGCGGCCATCATGCCGCCCTTGACCTTCTCCGGGTTCGTGACACCGAAGGACGCTGCATAGTCGGCGATGCCCTTGATGAGGAGCTGAGACTTCTGGAGCGACTTGGAAGTTGAATCGCCGTACGACTCAAAGTTGCGAGCCACCTGCGAGAACTTGTCCGTCATGTCCTCAAGCGAGAACGGCGTCTTGACGGCGAAGTCCTGGATGGACTGAATCCCCTTGGCGACTTCCTTCTGATTGAAGCCGGCCCGGTTCAGGCCCTCCGAGGAGTAGAACTGCATATCGGCGCTGGTCGCACCGATCTTGGTCATGATTCCAGCAGCCGCAGCCAGAGGCATCACCAAGTTCTGGTTGATCGAGCGACCAACCTGCTCCAAGTTCTGGCCGTACGTCTCCGTGGCCTGCCCGAGCGACTTCCACTGCTGTCCAGCAGAGCGCGTTGAGGTCCTGTGGTCGTGGTCCCACGTAGCGATTTGACGTCGGTTGGCGGCGATCGTGGCAGCGAACTCCGATCGCTGCTGCTGAAGGCCCCGAAGCTCGTCACGGAGGAAGCCCTGACGGGCCATGTGCGCGGCGCGCTCCTCGGCCAGCCGCTGACGTGCAGCGGCGGCCAGCTCGCGTTCCGCGGCCTTCTGCTCAGCTACGGCCTGACGGGCTGCTGCTGCCTGCTGCTGCTTGACCTGCCGGACCTCGGCGGCCAGGGCCCGTTCCTCGGTCTTCTCGGCCTGGATGCGACGACGAGTCTCCGCCAGCCCCTCACGCTGGAGCCGAGCCTTCTCCTGCTCCTGCTGCCGAGCCTCCCGAAGGGTCTCCTGAGCGGCCTGACGGTTCGCTCGAACCGTGTCGCTGAGGGCCTTCCTGGTCGCCCTGGAGGTGCCCTCTTCAAGCTGCTCTCGTTGCTTGGCGAGGTTCCGGTAGGTCCGGAACTGCTTGCCAGCCTCATCGCCATGGAAGCGGGTCAGGGACCTCTCGATCTGACGGAGCTTGTTGGAGGTGTCCACCGCCTCCTTCTCCGTCGCGGCCTTAGCCGACTTGGCGGCCTTGGAGGCGGCCGAAGCGAACGTGGAGAAGCCCTTGCCTACCGACGCGGAGAACGACTTGGCGGCCTGCTCTCCCATGCGGGTCATCTGCCGAGTCAGGTCACCACGCATCTTCGACAGACCCGTCTTAGACAGTTCCGGAAAGATCTCGATGTAGCCCGAGCCGACCTTGACGGGCGCCCGTCCTCGTGTAGCCATACGGCCTCCTAGAGATTGCCGAAGTTGGTGAAGAAATCAGCCACCTCTTCGCCGGAGGCAAGAGCGAGTTGAGGTTTCGGCTCCTCAGCAACCTGACCCGGCCGGGGAAGTGGCTTCGGAGGTTCAAGGTCGTCTTCCTCTGCGGAATTGGCCTTGATGAAGAGATAGTTCGACAGCTCCAAGCCGTCGCTGATCCGGGCAAGAATGTGGTTTGTCTCAGTCCATGAAGTCGCCTCGTCCAGGTCGATGAGCAGGAGAGATTCACCAGGCTTCTTGAACAGGCCCTGAACGAGCACGTGAAGACGCCTCAACGACATCCGCCCGCACCACAGATCCAGTAGGTCAACCCCGAAGTGAGACAGAAGGTCCGCTTCAAGGGGATCACTGTGGTCTTGGAGGATGCGGGCGGTTTGAATTAGTTTCCCGACTCACCGAAGCCGGCGGCCTCGCTGACGAGATCCAGGAAGTCATTGAACTCACCGATCGTGCAACGGAGTCCCTTGTACGTGGCCCACTGCTCCTGGCCGATGATCGCGCGGGCAATAGCGCGCTCACCGCCGCCATCCTCGATCACGTCGAGCACATCGTCAGAGAGATCCATCGGAGCCGGGATCACGAACATCTCGCCCTTGAAATCGAACTTGGTGGGCTCGGCCTTCGCCTCAGCGGCCTTCGCGACGGTGTTCTTCTTAGCAGCAGCCATGGGGGACTCCAGAAAACTTTGGGGGTGGGATGGATGAGAGAGGGCGGGGATTTCTCCCTCCCCGCCACGGGGATACATACAGTTAGGAGCCGGAGCTTTCCGGCGAGAGAGTGGAAACCTGGTGAGGTCCGGACGCAGCGTTCGCGTAGCCCTCCGCCTTGGCGGTGACACGGAACTCGTAGGCCGTGCCAGGAGTCAGGCCGGTCACCTTGGACTTGAGACCCTTCAGGCCCGTCTTGCCAGGTGCCTTTCCACTGGTCTCCGTAACGTCGTACGTGATGTCAGGGGTGGCCCCGTTAGCCGTGGAAGCGGACCATTCCAGAGTAATTGCCTCGGTCTCCGGAGTGGACTGCATGACCACTGGGGCCGTTAGAAAGTCGGCGTCTTGGCCTCGACCTTGAGCTTGTCAGTCGCGGCGACCTTTTCAGCAGCGCCGGCCTTCGCGGAAACCACGTAGTTCGCACCGATCGGAGCATCGTCAGAAACGACCACGGGAATCGTGAACGTACCGTCCTCGCCAACCGCCTTCGGGGTAGCAGTGAACTTCTCGCCGCTCGGGGAAACGGTAACCGAGACGGTCTCACCCTTCGGGAAGCCCTTGCCAACCGCGTCGAAATGGCCGCCCTGAGCAACCGTGCTCGGCTGGAGCGTGACCTCAATCGGAACGGTCACCGGGTCGTCCTTAACCTTGTCGTCCGTCAGGACGTAGCCGAGCGAACCGGAGTGGTCAAGCGCCTCGATGGTGAGTTCAAACTTCCCGTTCTCGGCGCGCTGGAGCTGAATAGCACCACGGTCAGAAATCATCGCGCGGCCGATAACGCAACGGTAGCGAACCGGCTGCCCGTCAACGGTCTGAGACCAGTCAACGACAATGGCCAGCTCGTCGAGTTCCGGAGTGGACTTCAGGTCGAGACGCCACACGCCCTCAATCACCGAGCCGTCAGTGTCCTTCGCCTGCACCCACTTTGCGCCGAAGAAAAGCTGAGTGGTCAGCTCGTTAGTCTCCATGAGAGTGGCCTTGATCTGGAAGGACGCACTCTTCACGTTATAGAGAACGGGCACCGCGGACTGCCACACGTTCACCGGGTCGGTCTCGATGCTCGGGGTAATGGTGACGCCGCCCTCATCCACGTAACCGAGAGCCTTAAAGACGTCGTTCTCGGCAATCGGAGTGCAGTCGCGAGGCAGCTCCTTAACGGTGCGCGAATCCGCAACATAGATCTCGCCCTGCGGGGCGAAGCGAATCTTCTTCGCGTTGCCGGAGTTGCCGGTCTGATCAGCCATAGGGCCTCCTGTTTCTGGGCATGAAAAAGCCCCCATGGCAGGGGGCTGAGAAGCCGGGAGAGTTCTCACACTCCAACTTCGAGAGCAAAAAAATAGAGAGCGTTGCAGGCTCAGGAATCGACCAGGAAGAGAGTCACCTCGCCCTGGTACGTGTGCTCCCGCGAGATCGCGTCGGGGAAGTAGCGGGGCGAGTTCCCCTCGGCCACGTCGAGCACCAGGGCGTCACCGACCTGCCGGCCCGGCAGGGTCTCAAGCAGAAGCTCGCGAACGGCGTACGCCAGCTCGGCGGCCTCCTGGCGGTCCCGCGCATACACCTGGTACGTGATGTCGGCCCTGTCCATGGAGGCGCGGACAACTCGGAAGCCCCCGGCGTGCTCGATGTAGATGGTGGTCTGATCCGGCTCACGGCCGACAAGATCACCAGTGACAGAGTCAGTTAGTTCTTTCTGGGCCTTGAGGAAGTCGAAGACCACAGCAACCGGATCGACCCTCACTGCTCACGCTCCTTCATAAGGGCGTTCTTGAGCGTGTGGTTCCCGGGATGCCGGGTGCCCCCCTTGTCCCGCCACCCGTACTCGATCAGGAGGGCGTGGCGGTCTGCCTGGACGAATGAATGAACCATGCCGTCCAGCTCTCCGACTGTGACGCTGAGGGAGCGGGCGTACATGTTCCAGGAGCCGCGTCGGTTCTTGGGAGCATCCTGACGGGCTATCGCCGCGACCCTCGAAGCCTTCTGTGACAGCAGCTTGGCTGTCTCGGCGGTGGACATTGTGCTTTGTATCGCTCGCTCGTTGAGGTTGAGGCGTACTCGTGTTGGCATCAGTGCTCAACCCTCCAAGCTCGAATGCGGACATGGCGAAGCGAACGATGTGTCCATTCCATGGGGTTACCGTCCACCTCGAACCAGTGGCCGCCGAAGAATACGCGGTCCGCGGAGTCCACGTCGGTGCCGTGAGGCAGGTAGATGAGAATGCGTTCCTGTGCCGTTTCTCGTTCGGGGGAGCGGACCTCGAAAGCCCTGTCAGGCTGGGTGTTCGCCAGCCCCTCGAACACGAGCTTCTTGTTCGTCCAGTCGCGTTTCTTGGTGTACGCGGACTCGATGACTTCCGCCCGCCATACCTGTACTGGATCAGTGAATAGGGTCGGCATCAGGGACGATCACCTCGTCCCACTTGGGCTGATCCACCGCCAACGGAACGGAAGCGAGCTTCTTCCGGTACTTCTTCAAGGAGGTCCTGGCGGCGGGGGACAGGGACTGAGTGGTGGCAGACGTGCCGAACTCGACCTGGATGTCTCCGACCTTCTCAGAGACGATCCCCGGCTGGACCGCGAGCCATCGAATGACCTCGGCGCAGATCACGGCCTTGATGCCGGCTGACTCCCGGAAGCCGGAACCGCAGTAGTCCTGCGCAAGGGCGGAGGCGTCCTCAATGAACGCCTCCACCCTCGGCTTCTCAGTACCCTCGATCTTGCGCCCGAGGCGGACCTCAACGTCATCAACAGTGACGAACATGTCTCACACTCCAACTTCGGGGCAAAAGAGAGAATCCCTTACGGCTGCGTCTTGGTGATGACCTTGCGGTTGGCCTCGTCCGCCTTGGTGTTGTGGTCCTTGACGGCCTTCTCGACGCCAGTGGCGATGAGAAGCTGCTCGGGACGGATCACCTTGGCGTCGTAGATGACGCGGGACTTGATGGCGTCCGTGAAGGACTTCTCAGGCTTGTATGCCTCCATCTGCGCGAACGGGATCACGAGGGAGGTGGCTGCGGTCGAGCCCATGAACATGTCCACGGAATTGAACTCGTCGTGGCGACGGCCCTTGACGAGAGCGGCCTTGTCCGGCTTCGCGGCACCCAGCGTGTTGGACACGCGGACCGGCAGGCCCAGGATGGAGCCAATCACACCGGACGGCATAACCGCGCCACCGCCCCAGTGGGAGGCGTCGATGAACTTCGGGTCACGCAGAAGCAACGACCGCAGGCGCGGGGAGATGAACAGGTAGCGGGAGTCCGGCGCGTTCTTCAGGTCCAGGTTCTCAAGCATCGCAACCACGTAGTCATACGCGCCGATGTACTCGGTCTCCCGGGCGCCGATCTTGTCGTAGCTGACAGTGTCGATCTTGCCGTGCAGGTCGGGAAGCGACTTGGGGTCGGCGGGGATCGTCTCGGCGCCGTTGGCATCCTTGCCGACCGCAGCAGCGATCAGGGTCTGCGCCAGCATCTTGTCGATGGAGACAGCGGCCTGGCGGCCACGCTGACGAACCAGCTCAGACATGAGGTCGATGCCGCCCTTGGTCTGGAGCTGGTGAAGGGCGTCGATCTCGATGTGGAAGCTCGAACCCTTTCCCACGGTCATCGGGATGTACTCAAGGGCCGCGTGGTCCTTCTCGCCGATGTCGCCGTAAGCCTTGACCAGACCCTTGTCGGTCACGGTGTCAACGAAGTGCGGGATACGGATGCGGTCGCCTTCGCGACGGAACTCTCCCTCGTAGTTCCGGTTGGTGATCTCAGCAGAACCGAGGATGAGGTTGTCTTCAAGGTCCTGGAGGAGCTGTGCAGTCCACAGCTCCGGAATGAACTGACCCGGAGTCTTATCCGACTGAAGGGAACCTGCGCCGGAGTTGTTGCCAGCCTGATTAGTAAAGCCAGCGTTGAAGTTAGGAGTAGCCATGTATTACCTCACTGAAATGATCAGATTTCGCCTCGCAGAAGTGCGTCACACTTGCCCGCAGCGCGGGCCTCGTTGATTTCCCTGGGAGACATGCGGGAGAGGTCTTCGCGAGTGAGCTGGCCGGCGGCCGGGCTCCCTTGACGACCGAGGCCGATGTTCTGGGCGTAGGAAGCGCCAGAACCCGACTTAGGGAGGGACGAGACGAACGCCTCGATACGAACGGAATCGGGATTACCCGACTCATCGAGGAACGAGCCCAGATTCAGGAATTCAGCACTAGGGAGGGTCACTCCGACCGCAGAGGAAGCGGCACGAAGCTCGGCATTGACGAGCCTTGTTCCAACCTCGGAGAGGGCCGCGCTTCGCGCCTCCACCCGAGCGGCCTCAATGGCCTTCTCCGTGTCTGTCATCTGAGACTGGCGGAAGCCGTCTAGCTCTTGCGAAGCGCTCTTGAAACGCTCCTCGTTCTTTCGGCTCATTGCCTTCCACTTGTCGATCTCGGCCTGAAGGGCGGCCACCTCGGGCGACTGATCCTCCGGGGACTGGCCCTGCTCGACAGTGGTCTGGTCGTTCTTGATCTCGTCCATGTGGATCATCCATTTCGGATCAGCCGAAGTCGCACACTCCAACTTCGGTGGAAAATAAAAAGCCCCCGTTTCAGGAGCCTCGACAAAACGTTACTGCTATTTCTCGAACCGCTGCCGGTTCGCGTTTCCCGAGTTGCCCTGCGGGGGCTTCCGAGCATCCTTCGCGGACTTGGCCTTGATGTTGGCCTGGTCCACGGCCATCTTGGAGGCAGCACCCTGCTTCGCAAGCTCAAGCTCTTGCTGCTGAGCCTGCGTCTGGTACTTGTCGGCCCGTTCCATTTCGGTCTTGGCCTCCTCCTCAAGCAGCTGGTCGAAGCGAGCGATCTGAGACGGTGTGTAGCCCGCGTCCTGCCAGAGCTGCTGCTTTGGAACGTTGAGCTGCTGGAGCTTCAAGAGGGCGTCGATGTGCTGTGCCTCGGTCCGGTTCTCCGGGTCACGCCAGATGACTTCCGCGGCCTCGTACTCCTCCTGGAGCTGGCCACCGTTCTCGACGGCGATGGCCAGGCGTATGACTTCCTCCCACGCCTCACCGAAGTGGAGCATCCGTTCCCTGGTCTTCGAGACCAGGCCGGCTTCCGCAGAAGTGATCGCGTCACCGGATGGAGGCTGGCCGCCCTTCAGCATGTAATGGAACGGGACCCTGGCGACGCTGGCCATGTGCATGGTCAGCATGTCCACCAGGTCCACATAGTTGCTGAGGTCAGCAGCGGCGAACTGCCCGAAGGAGGCAGCGGGATCCTCGGCTTGGAGGAGCTTGTCCACCGCGACCTTGAACGGCTCGATTGGGTTGCCGTTCTCGTCCTCCTGGATCTCCAGACCTGTGACGTACCGCTGCGGCCAGGCCGCGTACTCCGACGCGACTAGGGAGTCAGCGACCGTCTTGTTGATCGCGTCCTGGAGGGGGATGACCGTGGCCAGATCCGACATGGGCTCACCGACGAGTCGGGAGCGGTTCTGGATCGGAACCACCGGAGGTCGGCCGAGCGGGTTCAGCTCGGTCCGGTCGATCGAGTAGCCGCCGATCTTCCAGTCACCCGTGTAGACCTTGTCCTTCCACCACAGGGTGCAGAACTGGCGGCCCCAGTCGTCCACGTAGAACTTGCCAGCGGCCTCGATCTCGTGGCGGGAGCCGGGCTTGTACTGGATGGCGACGTGTTCAGCCGACTCGATGGAGACGACGGCCTTCGGCCCCTTGCCGTCCTGGTCGTCACCCCAGACAACGGCGTAGGCCGCGCCCTGAATCATCGCGTCCAGGTGGGCGGAGTTGGACTCGGAGTCGAGTCGGTTCCGTTGCCAGATCTCCCGAGCGATCTTGTCCTCGGTCGGCTCCTGCGAGAGGCGGAAGCCGTCGATGAACATGCGCTCGTTCACCGAGTCGATGATCAAGCCGCAGAAATTGTCGTTCCAACGCTCAAAGATGTGAGCGAACTCCGTCCGGTACTTGGATTGGGCGAACAGCATCCGTTGGTGCTTGCCGTCGTAGTACTCGCCGTACCGCTTGTAATTCCCAGATCGGGAAGCGAGCTTCGAGGACAGGTAATCCATCCACATCTGAGGAGTAGAAGGCGGCGACATCACGCCTTCGTTGCCCGGAGTGTCGAGCGCGGCAGTAGCCATCTGGGCCCCTTTCAGGCGGGGCTCAGAAACCGACTACTCGCCTCCGTTTGATCTGGAGACGTCCATCCGCAATCGCGTCAGCGCGTGCTTCAAGTGCAAGTACGGCAGCCACCGCGAGGTCAATCTTTCGTTTGGATCGCGGCGAGTCCTTCGTGATCAGATCGCCTTGAGGAACTTCCTTCACAACCGCCTGAAGGACATGGCGGGTAAGCTCGGGCTCACCGCAGTGCGAGAGGTCACCAACGAGCACGGCCGTACGGAACCTCTCCACGGCCTGAACCATTCGAGTCGGTTTGTTCGTCCAGAATTCAAATACGTAATCGTCGCCCCATTCGACCGCCCAACGGCCGATGTTCTCTTGCCACCAGGGTGGGTCCGCGTACATCCACTCAACGCGGTACGTTCCGAAGGCACGCTTCACCGCAGCCTCGACACTCAACACGTCAACTTCCCAGTCATCCCGTGCATGTTCGGGGCGGAGCCACTTGCCGAGGGTGAACAGCTTCGCGTCACGCAGGCGGATGCCCACCAAAGCTGTGCCGTCTCCGCGGACCGATCCATCAAAGCCGATGGCTATCTGCTCGCCGGCCCGTATCGGATCGTCAGCCGGGTCCGCCTCGCAGGCGTCCCACTCGGCCTTGTTCATCCAGCCGTCGGAACTCTCCGCGACCTGGTTGAAGAAGAAGCGACAGTACGTCGAATCAGGAGTCGTACGGTCGTAGAGAATCGTTCTTGTCAGACCGTCAATGTCGGCCCAGTGGGCGTCCCCGTACGCCTCGGTGAGGGCGGCCCGAACCTTCTCCTCGTCGCGGATCTCCTCGACCTCGATCGAGCCCTCAAGACAGTCGTAGAGCCAGTAGCCCTGCGCCACCATGTCGGACTCGAAGATCTGCTGCGCAACGCTGTCTTCGTTCGGGTTGAAAGCGTTGGTGGTGGTGACCCACCGGCTACCAGCCTTGGTCGTCTTCTCGACATTGCGCTTCAGGACCTGGTAGAAGTCCGGGCCACCGTTCGAGCCCACCCAGTGATGGACCTCGTCCATGAGTACAAATCACTTCATCGTCTGGGCCCCAGCAGACTAAGCCACCGGGGCCCAGACAAAGGTCGGGCGATTCCCCTCGTTGGTCCTACCGCTCGTCGCCTTCGGGGAGATCGAGCCCGGCTTCCCGGACTTGAACTGCACCATGGACTTCGAGATCTCCAGGCCGTATTCCTTCTCGGCCGGAGACTCCGAGAGCATTCCTCGGATCATGTCGAGTGTCTGCTGTGTCTGGTCGAGCGCGGTAGCACCGAGCTGCACAACAGGCAGCGGAGCCCTTTTCGTTACCGGCATCCCCTTCTTGTCGAAGTGAGAGAACCGACAGGGGCCGATGAACTCAACGATCGCCAGAGCGGCGAGCAGAGGTGTCTTGCCCCAGCCCTTCGCCCTGCGCAGGGTGCCGGCCGAGTACTTCCACGTACCGTCCGGGTTGATCGCATAGAACCAGAGGACGAACTTCAACTGCTCCGGAGTGAACTTCCAAGCCTCGCCAGCATCTTCGCCGTCGGGCTGGACGATGTACTTCTGGGCCCACCTGATCACCTGGTATCCCAGGGTTTCGTTCGGTGCCGGAACACCCGTGGGAAGGTTTCCCGTTTGAGCCATCCGGCATCACCTCTAACCCTCGCTCAATAGCTTGAACAGCTCCGCATCAATGTCGGTGTCGGAAGCAGCCTTCGGAGTCTTGGCGGACTCCATTTCGACCTGCTTGTCAAAGGACATTCGCAGCCTCGCGCGATCCTCAGTGGTCGCGCCCCACTTGCCGACCCGCTGACGGATCTCACCGGCCAACTTGGTGTCGCCCTGGTAGAAGAGATCCACGAGCTTCGTCGTCAGCTCCAGCTCGGCCCAGTCGGTCTCCATCCAGTCCTCGGTCTGGGGAGCGCGACTCCACGTCTTCCAGAAGCGTTTGGCCGCACTCGTCTCGATCCCGAGGGCCTTCGGTAGTTCCCTGCCGGCCCCGGCCTTCCCGGTCAACGGCTTCTCGCCCAGGGCGTGTGTGGTGTTGCGTCGTACCGCGCTGGGGTTCGGGGCGGGCCCGCGTCGAGTCGCCACGCTCACCACCTCCGGATCACGGAGGAACCGACCCCGTACAGCTCGCCAAGCTCCTCCAGCTCGGTCACGGCCTCCTGGTGCCACTGGCGCTTCAAGGCAGCCTTGGTCGGCCGCAGTTGACGCAGGAGGGCCTGGTCCTGGTCGTACTCGTCGGCCCAGGCGTCCCAGGGATCGGAGTCGTGCATCATCACTCCTGAATGAACTAACCGCCGCTCAAGGGCGGCGGTCCTCGTAGTAGGTCTTGAGCGCGTGGCATCTGCCGCACAGCACCCAGAGGTTGTCGAGATCCCAGGAGCCACCGCGGCTCACCGGAACGACGTGATCGACCTGAAGGTTTTCCTTGATCCCGCACTTCTGGCAGGTGAAGCGGTCTCGGGTGAGGACCTTGACCCTGCGCGAGGACCAGTCGCCCGGCCGGGACAGGTTCCGAGCGGACTTCCTGTCCCAGCCCTTGCGGACGATCTTGTGTGAATCACAGCGTCCGTTCAGGGAAGTTACGGAGGTGCACCCGCTCACCAGACAGATTGATTTCGCCCTGGGCATCGGTCCTCCTCCGTGAAGTTGTGATCCCGCTCCTCGCGAAGTCCGGTCCACCCTGGTTGTCCGCCTCGATGCGGAGAGATGTGTGTGATGCGCTGCTTCACGAGCGGGATGGTGAGTTGGCAAGGAATCGAACCTCGCTCTGCCCCCTCGCCGGGGGAGTGCGCTCCAACACTGCAACTCCGGTGAGGAGCTACCTCACCTTCACCGGACATGAGTGATCAGCTCTGGCCGGTCGAATGAAGGCCCCGGAGGATTCTGATCTGGCTCCGGGGCCGTTGCCTTCCTGGACCTCTACTGGAATCAATCAACAGGAGATCAACTGGAAGGAATCAATCTCCATGACCTTTCAGTGAGGTCATGGAAGTAGCTCTTGAATCGAACCTTAAGCTCTTTTAAAGGAGAGTGATAGTTCTCAGCTCTTTAACTCTTCACTCTATGCGTCGGTGAAAGGCAGTGGCCGGACTGTCGGTCACACTCCAAAGTGTTGCGTAGATCACGCTGTGGTAAGGTTGGAGTGTGACATGCCCCTCAAGTTGGGGTGCGACACAACCTGATCCCAGGCTTATACGTCAAACCGCTGCTACAGTTGCGGCCGACACGCACGAGCGACTCGCGAGAGAGGAAGGTCCGGTGGAAAAGCGCCTACCAGACTTCAACACCCTGGTCCGTCTATCACAGCAGGGGCTGTCGGACGACGAGATTGGGCAGAGGTACGGCACCACTGGACAGGCCGTGAACAAGGCCCTGGTCTTCGGTGGGTACCGCCGGACAGATGTAGTGAAGCTCGTCAATGAGGTCCTGATCCCCTGGGATGTGAAGACCACCAAGGGCAAGGCCCAGGCCGGGGAGACCAGCCACCACAACACCTACGCGTGCAAGATACTCCGCGCCTACATCCGCACGCGCCTGGGGGACGACACGATCACCGCCTCGAACAAGCAGGATGCGGCACGGTTTGAAGCCAGGCTGCGCCGCGAAAAGGTCGTGCTCGACTACGACAGGACGCGCGGCTTCTCCTACGTGCCGCGCACCCCGGAAGACGGCGCTCGGATCATCCGGTGGCCGGCCGACCAGCCACTTCCCACCGACGCGGACCAGCTTCGTGCCATCTCCCTCGATGATGTATAGCCTCACGCAAGACTCTCGATAGACGACGAGGCCCCTACGGTGTCACCGTAGGGGCCTCGTTTGTGTCTCACGCGGCGTAGGAGGTCAAGACGTCCTTCTCGTGCTCGGAGAAGCGGCGCGGCCGGCCGGCGTTGGAGTCGTAGCCGACCAGGACGGTACGAGCCTCAACGTAGACATTGGCGTCGTCCTTGATCTCACAGCGAAGAGTGAAGGACACCCCGCGGACTTCCTCAACCCAGGCGTGCACGGTTACCGGGGCCTCGCGGTACACCAAGGGGCTGCGGAACTTGAGCGCCTGCTCTGAGACGACAAAGTTCGAGGACAGCCGTTCCGTCGGGTCCTCCGGGACGAGTTCGGCGAACATGTGAAAGCGGGTGTCCTCCAAGTAGACGGAGTACACGGCGTTGTTCATGTGGCCGTTCGCGTCCATGTCCGCCCATCGCAGAGGGCACGAGTAGGTGAAGTGCGGCACAGGTGTTCCTTAGTCGACTGCGGGTGCGTTGAAGCCGTCTACGCCCTCGGGCCATGTGAGTAGCACGAGACGCAGACCTGGAAACTTGACTGGGGTGAAGACCTGACTGATCACGTCCACGGGAAGCCCCTTGAAGCGCGGGATCTGGACCCTGAAGTGGTGTCCGTCGCGGTTGCTGACGACCGTGGTCTCCTCTTCCCAGAATCCGGAGATGATTGGATCTTCGAGCGCTGCGAGCAGGATTCGAGCGATGGCGGTGTCGGTGCCGCGACGAGCGATCTCCATGCGGATCATGCCGAGGTAGACCCGGCAGTGAGACTCCCAACTCTCCAATTGGGTGCGAGCGTCGGGGTGGAGCAGTGTCCAGCGCATGAGGTTCGCGTCAGGTTCGGCGACCCACGGAAACCACTGCCCCATAGCCTTGTTGAACGCCACGATTGTCCAGTCCTCGTCGGACACGTAGGCAGGTCGTGGGCCCTGCTGGTCCAGTACCCAAGAGATGGGCAGCAGCTCGGGATCTTCTCGGTTCGAGGTGACGCCGATGGGTGAGGGGACGCCCATGGTCATCAGGAAGAGGGTCATCCGTTCTGCATGGTCGAGGTTGAGGCAGTCCGCGATGCGCTGAAGTATTTCAGCGTTGTACTTCACAGGCAGGCCGGCCTCGAACATCCGATACCACTTGTCGCTCTTTCCGCTTGCCTGCTGAACCTTGGCCTGCGGCAGCGGCCCGTTCAGTCCCAACTCCTGTCCACGAGCCGCACGCCACGACTTCAGATACCGCGTCAGGTCTGACGCCGCCACGAGATCGGACATGCCGTACCGATGGACTTGTTCCCCACTCACCCCAATGCCTTCCCTTTGCTCCTACTTTGCTTCTACGTGCACCTTACATAGACAGACCATGCGGACTATTGGTTGTACGGTTGCATCTCCGCGGATATGGGACAAAGGTCACACGTGGGTGCTCACCGGTAAGTATTTACCGGTAACTACTTACCGGTGAGAAAGTGCCGCCCTCGCCCTGCTATACCTGCATTAACAAACCGTCAAGATCGCAGCACACGCCCGGCTTGAGCTGCGGGTATGTCGTGTCCATGCTGCTTGCGCGAGTGCGGCCATGACGAGTGAGTGAGGGGGTGGCAGGAGTGTCGCAAGGAGCGCTCTGGTTGGGGTGTGAGACTTTCGTGTCTCGGTCATGTATGGTCATTTCAGGTACGAGAGATGCGACCGAAAGAGCTGAAGACGTGTATGAAGCCTTCAAGGGGCTGACGGTTCACGACCTGTCGAGTGAGATTCTGAAGGTGGCCACGCCAGGGGCGAAGTGTGTCCGACGCATCGTCACGCAGGCCATGTCCATTGCGGTAGTTCCAGGAAAGAGTGAAGGGGTTTATGTCCATGTGGTGATAGGTGACACGGCCGGGGAAGAAGAGTTTGAAAGCCTGAAGGACTTGGAGGAAGAGATGGGATTCAAGATGGAAGAAGGTGCCGTGGTGTTCCATGAGTGCTTCATGCGGCCCCACCCCCACATGCAGGGCTCGGAGGAGTTCGTACAGTTCGAGGTCTACCGGGGTGAGAACGTATGAGTGACGAGGAGAATTACAACCGCTGGGCGACTATGCCCCGATCGGTCAGTCAGGTCACGGAGTTCGAGGACTGTTCCTACAAGGCATTCCTCAAGCGCGTGAAGCGTGTGGTGCCCAGGCCGGCCGCGTGGAGCACCCACGGCACCTCCTTCCATACGGCCGCCGAGAAGTACGAGCTGGGCGGACGGGAGATGACGCCCGAGCAGGCCGTAGAGGTCTTCCAGGACGAGTACACCAAGGGCATCAACCGCGACCTGGGCGAGGTCAACGACCCCGACCTGTGGATGCGGGCCAACAAGGGCGATGGTGCCGACGACATCGAGGAGCGCTTCCGCAAGGGCACCGAGCAGACTCGCCGCTACGTGGAGTACGTGCAGGACCAGGCCCCGGTGCTCTGGTACCCGGACGGAGAGAAGCCCGCGATCGAGATGTACTTCATGGCCGACTTCGGCGGCGTGAAAGTCCGCGGGTACATCGACCAGGTCCTCAAGAACAAGGACGACACCAACCGTGTTCGTGACCTCAAGACCGGCAGCACCAAATCGAAGTTCCAGTTGTGGGTCTACGAGATGGCCCTCAATCAGCTCCACCCCGAGCAGGAGACCACCAACGGAGACTGGTACCTGGCCAAGGAGCACCGCCCCACCCGGCCAGTGAAGCTAGCCGACGCTGACCAGGACGAGATCACTCAGCGAATCGTGGACATGGACCAGGGCGTGAAGGAAGGCGACTTCCCCGCCCGTCCGGGCTTCCTGTGCCGCTTCTGTGACGTGTCCTACGCGTGCTCTTTTTTTCGAACATGAAGTTGGAGTGTGAGAGTTGTTCAGTCTCAACCAGTCCGTCAGGATGCGGGGCGCGGCCGGGGAGCCGATCCCTAGCCCCTTCAAGGGGCTCCGCAAGCTCGATGTGGAGTTCAGGCGAGGAGACTTCTCCGTCGTCTGCGCCGGAGGCGGCACGGGTAAGTCCCTGGCGGCCCTCTGGCTGGCCGTGTCCTCCAACGTGCCCGCCTTGTACTTCTCGGCCGACAGCACTGCTGCGACACAGCTCAGTCGGGCCACGGCGATGATCACAGGGGACAGCGCCAAGGAGATCAAGAAGAAGCTCGTCTCCGAAGGTGAGAACTTCGAGGAGTACTCCGATGCGCTCATGAAGCGCTGGTGGCTCCGCTTCAACTACTCGGCCCGGCCGAATCCGAAGGAGATCGAGACGCACCTTGAGTGCTATCGAGAAGTCTTCGGGATCTTCCCTCACCTGGTGGTGATCGACAACATCACCAACGTGGACGGGGGTGGCGCCGGCACTGCCGAGGAATACACCTTCGGACTGGAAGGGCTCTGCGACTACTTCAACGAGATGGCGCGAGAGACCCATGCTCATGTGATGGCGATGCATCACGTCGTTGGTGAGTTCTCGTCGGGGAACAAGCCTATCCCTCTCTCTGGAGTGAAGGGCAAGATCGGACGCGTCCCGAGTCTTGTGCTGACCATTCATGCGGAGGTGGATGGAATGGACGGCAGGACCCTGCATATCTCCCCAGTGAAGAACCGTGAGGGGTTCACGGACCCCTCCGGGGAGACGTACTCCTCCTACGAGGTGAATACATCAAACCTCCACATCACTGACGTGCAAGAGGAAGTGTTCTGAATCACGGCGCATCAATTTGGTCAGCAAGTTGGAGTGTGAGAGTCTTGAGGAAGAAGGGCGAGGGAGCGTGAGCCCTCCAAGGAAAGGGTTCTGGAAGTGCACCAAGTGCCAACGGAACCGAGCTGAGAAGTTCTACACATCCACTCGTGGCAGGGTGTGTGCCTCTTGTCGAAAGAGGTCCAGAAGTGCCAGCTCCCACGAGGCGAGAGTCCAGGCGACATACGGACTTGGTCCGGGCGAATACTCCACACTCCTCCAGAAGCAGGGCGGAAAGTGTGCAGTGTGCCGGCAGACCCGACAGCAGCGCCTCAGCGTCGATCACTGCCACAAGACGGGCCTGGTCCGTGGACTCCTCTGCCGACGCTGCAACAACCAGCTCATAGCCAAGGGTGCGAGGGACAGTCCGACCATCCTCCGCAACGCGGCCAGCTACCTAGAAGACCCACCAGCAATCCGAATGCTGGGCAAGCGGTACCACCGAGAGGACGGCATCAAGTGATCAGCTACGACGGCGGCCAGCTCCACGTCACCCTCACTCGCAAGACGGGCTTGACCAGGCTCCTCCGCCTACTGGAGGCAGAAACCGCCCTCGGCCTGCACGAGACCGCCACCGTGATCTACAAGTGCCGCAGCGGGGCCCTGCGCCAGATCATGCCCATCGCTGCCCTCGCAGACATGGTCCGCACCGAAGTCGAGGTCAAGAACAACCTCCGCCTTGAGGCAGCCCTCAAGGTTGGAGTGTGACATGGGGAAGCCGGATATCACCGACGTGTTCCGGCACTACTACCCGGAGGTGGACCTGAAGCCTCAAGACGGATGGCAGAAGATCCACTGTCCCGAGCACGTCGAATCCAACCCAAGCGCGTCAGTTAGTTCATGCAAGAACCGGTGGACGTGCTTTGCCTGCGACATCCACGAGGACTCGTGGGACCTGGTCATGAGGAAGGAAAACTGTGGCTACCGCGCTGCTCAAGAGTTCGCCCAAGGCCGCTTCGCTGGTGGAGATAGCCCAGGGGTACAGCCTGGACTTCCGGGGAAGCCCGGCCGCGGAGTACATCAACCACCGAGGTTTGGACAGCATGGCGACACGCCTCGGGCTGGGGTACGTCGCTTCCCCCGCTACGGGGCATGAAAAGCACCTGGGCCGCCTCGCCATCCCGTACCTGCGGCCAGCGGCCGGAGATCACGCGGTAGCGACCATCCGCTTCCGATGCATCAACGAGACCTGCGTCAAGAACCCGGACGGGTCCTGGCGCGAGGACGAGCGGCACGAAGGGCACGGCAAGTATCAGAGCCTCCCCGGCTCCAGGCCCATGCTCTACAACACCCAGGCCCTCATCACCGCATCCCCGTACGTCGGACTCAGCGAAGGCGAGTTCGACGCCGCTAGCGCCGAGCTGGCCAGCATCCCGACCGTGGGCGTCCCCGGCGTCAGCGCATGGCGCGACCACTTCGACCCGGCCTTCCTCGGATTCGAGGCCGTCTTCGCCTTCACTGACGGCGACGGACCCGGCGAGCAGTTCGTAGAGAAGCTGGCGGAGCGGCTGCCCAACGTCGTGCCAATCCACTTCGGCAAGAAGATCGACGTGAACAGGTTCGTGAACGAGAACGGGCCTACGGCCCTTCGAGAGAAGTGCGGAATCGCGTGAACAGTCAGGCCCGCAAGTTGGAGTGTGAGGGTGACCCGGTGAACAGCCCAAGCCACTACACACAGGGGCGGTTCGAGGTCATCGACATCATCGAGGACTCGCTGACCGAGGAAGCCTTCCGTGGATACCTCCTCGGAAACATGACTAAGTACCTCCTTCGGTGCCAGCACAAGCACCAGGACGGAGGGGTTCAGGACCTCAAGAAGCTGATCTGGTACGCGAACAAGGCCATCGAATTGGCAACGAGGTCATGAACGACAGTTGTCATTTCGAGGGATGTGACCGGCCTCTGCGCTCTCGAATCTTCTGTGAAGGACATGACCGGCAATATCGGCATGGTGAGCGACTGAGATCAATCGAAGTCCGCGCCCCGTACAAGGCGACTGGGCGGGAGCGGGCGGAATGGTACGTGAACAGAGCTTCACCCGAGGGTGATTGCCTCACTCATGGACTGCACCGAGACCGTGGTTACGCAACCGTCCGCTATGAAGGCCGGAACGAAAAGGCTCACAGGTTCGTGTATCGGCACCTTGTTCAAGAGCTGGGGCCAGGAGATGTGGTTCATCACAAGTGTGGCAACCGTGCCTGTATCAAGCCGGACCATCTGCAATGCGTCACGGCGCAAGAGAACACAGCAGAAATGCTGGAGCGGAACTTCTACCGGAAGCGCATTGAGGAACTAGAGATCGAAAAGCAGGAACTAGAGATGGCAAACGCCGATTTGAAAGCGATGGTAGGCGTGTGAACGAGGATCAGATCGTAGTCGTCTGCCCGGACTCACAGAACCCGAAGCATGATCCCGTGGCCATGAAGGCGATCGTGGACTTCATCGCTGACATCGAGCCCACTGGGGTCATCCACATCGGAGACGCGCTTGACTTCGAAGGGCCGGCCCGCTGGACAAAGGACACCCGGAAGGAATACGCCGGGAACGTCGAGCAGGAAGCCGAGGACTTCACCGCTGAGTTCATAGCCCCGGTTCGAGAGGTGCACGACGGATTCTTCGGAATCCACGAGGGAAACCACGACTTGAGGCCGCGTCAGTACCTGGAGAAGTACGCGCCGGCCCTGGCCGACAGCAAGTTCTTCCACATCGAGAACCTGTGCCGATTCGATGACTACGGCGTACAGCGGCTCCCGGACTTCTACGAGGTGTTCCCCAACGTCGTCACCACTCACGGCCACCTCGGACGAATCAGACTCGCCCAAGTCGCCGGTATGACTGCCCTGAACGCCGCCAAGCGCTTCACCAAATCCGTAGTGATGGGGCACACCCACCGAGCCGCCGCAATCCCTCACACGCTAGGGATTGGCGAGCCCCAAACCATCTGGGGAATCGAGGTCGGACACATCATGGACGAATCCTGCGCGGACTACCTCAAGGGCACTCCTGGGGACTGGCAGAAGGCATTTGGAGTCCTCCAGTACAGCAAGAGCGGCCACTTCAAGCCCGAGGTGGTCTACCTGAACCAGGCCAACGAATTCGAGTTCGGCGGCTACCGATACTCGCCGGGGGCGGCAGCGTGAACAAGGACGAGATGGACTGGGGTTACCTCGCGAACCTGGCAGGGCGAATCGCCTACGCCATTGCCGAACGGTGGCAGATCGTAGAGGCCGATGACGTAAAGCAGGAGATCATGATGCACGCTCTGAACGAGCGTCACATCATCGCTGAGCACTACGCCGACGAGGACTTCCTTCGCAAGATTTTCTGGAAGGCCGGCCAGCGGTACGCGGCCAAGGAGCGCAACTACCGGGACCTCATGGATGGGGAGTACTACTACACCCCCGACGACGCCAAGGCAGCCCTGCGGACCTTCCTCTACACCGACGAGGAGTTCGGAGAGCTGATCGGCAAGAAGGACGACCTCTCGTCCTGCAAGGTCACCGACAACCTGTTCGTGGCCCGGCAGGACGCCGAGGCCGGGCTCAAGAAGGTTAACGAGCGGTATCGCAAGCTCCTCATGAAGCGATTCGTCTACGGGCTCTCCATGGACAACAACGCAGACCAGATCGCGCTTGCCCGAGCAGTAGTCGCCCTCTCCTACGAAATGAACCGCAACCTCCGACGAGAGGCCCAGGTCGCATGATCGAGACCCGAGAGACCTACACCCGCGAAGACATCCAGATCGAGGTCGTCTACGACAGCGGAACGATCTCCAACGTCTATATCGGGATTCACGCCAAGAACGAATCATTCGAAGTGAACCTTGACCGCCAAGACCTTCCGTCGCTCAACCGAATGCTGGGAAACGCATTCAAGAACACAATCCTCCCTCTCTAAGGAGACGCACTTGTTCAAGACTGACACCGCTGAATCCGTCTACCGACGTACCTACTCCCGTAAGAAGCCCAACGGGGAGATGGAAACGTGGCCCGAAACGGTCGTCCGGGTTGTTGAAGGCAATCTGGCCCTGGTTCCGGAACGCTACATCGAAGTGGGTGAGCGAGAGCGACTGATCGACCTCATCCAGAACTTCCGATTCCTGCCCGCAGGCCGGCACCTCAAGAGTTCCGGCGTGAACGACTTCGCGCTCAACAACTGCTGGGCCGCAGGCTGGATCGCGGAGAAGCCCCAGGAGCACTTCACGTTCACGCTCCTGCGCCTGGCTGAAGGCGGTGGCGTGGGCAGCAACTACAGCAGTCGCTACTTCCACGGGTTCCCTACCATCGAGAACCGGGTGATCGTGCACATCGTGTGCGACCCCCAGCACCCTGACTATGAGGATCTAGCCAAGGCCGGGCTCATCAGCGACGAGTACGACTACGAGTGGGCTGGGGCCTTCTCCGTGGAGGACTCGCGCGAGGGCTGGGCAGACGCCCTGGGCGATCTCATCGACACCGCCCACGATCCCGGCGCGCGACACGAGAACCGCGTCTACGACGTGAGCCGTGTCCGGGGCAAGGGGACTCCCCTCCGATCCTTTGGCGGGACTGCTTCGGGTCCGGAACCGTTCGCTCGAATGATGATCGAGGTCGGCAAGATTCTCACCGAGGCGGCTGGTTGGCCGATGACCGGTATGGACGCCATGGCCATTGACCATCAGATCGCAATGGCGATCGTGGCCGGCGGTGTCCGAAGGTCCGCGCGAATGAGCATCATGCACTGGGATGATTCGCTGATCGAGGAGTTCTTGAAGTGCAAGAGCAGCGATCAGACCGCGATGTGGACTACGAATATCTCGGTGGAGATCGATAGCTCCTTCATCAAGGCTCTGAACGAGAAGAACCCCCGTGCGCAGAGCGTCATGAAGCGTCTTGCCGAGGGTGCACTTGGATCTGGGGAGCCTGGCTTCTGGAACTCCTCGCTGACGAGTGTGGGTGAAGTCGATGGGACCTTCACCACAAATCCATGCGGAGAGGCCACGCTCACTCCCTGGGAACCGTGCAATCTCGGCTCGGTGAACCTCGGAGCGTTCGTTGAGGACGAGGAGCCTGATCTTGACGCCCTAGCCGAGGCACACCGCCTCGGGACTCGCTACCTGATCCGGGCCACCTTCGCCAAGGTCGCTGACCTTAAGTCGTACGACGCCATCCAGAAGTACCGCAGGATCGGCCTGGGGCATCTGGGCTTCGCTGACTACCTGGTGAAGCAGGGCATCAAGTACAGCCGGGCCGCCTACAACCACGAAGTCCGGTTCGACCTCAAGCACTTCGCAGAGGTCGTGGACCAGGCCGCCGTGGAGTACGCCAACGAGCTGCGCATCCCCGTACCCGTCAAGAAGCGCGTGATCGCCCCCACGGGCACCACGAGCAAGCTGGCATCTGCCAGTGGCGAGGGCATCCACGCCCCCTTCGCTGGCTACTTCCTGCGCAGGATCAGGTTCTCCAACATCGAGCCGACCGAGGCGGCACAGATCAAGGAGTACGAGGAGAAGGGCTACCGAACAGAGCCGTGCATCTACGCCGCCAACACCACCGTGGTCGAGATCCCGACCGCTGACCCGCTTCTCGCAGAGCACCCCGAGAACGCCGAGTTCTTCGAGCACGCAGGAGAGCTGACCCTTGAGCAGATGCTTTCCGTCCAGAAGCTCTATCAGGACCTCTGGGCCGACCAGGCAGTGTCCTACACGGCATCGGTCATCCCCGAGGAATACACCCTCATGGATGTCTATGAGGTACTGGAGAGCTTCCTGCCGGCCTTGAAGGGAACCACCATCTTCCCGGAGCTGAGCCGGGACCAGGCCCCCTATCAGCGAATCACCAAGGAACGCTATCTCGATGAGGTCGCAATTATTGGTGAAGCCGCAACCGACACCGGATATGACGAGATTTGCGCCTCCGGAGCCTGCCCCATCTAGTGACCCTATTCACAGCTCCGTAAGTTGGAGTGTGAGACTGAATATGAGAGGATCGGAATATGAGCGAAAGCCCCTTCGGAAACACCTCCCCGTGGGACGAGCCCACGGAAGTCCCCGCCGCTGAAAACGTCAAGGAGTTGCCTGTGACCACTGCCCCCGCCACCGCCACAACTCACACGCAGGAGGGTGTCACCCTCTCCTTCAAGGGTGGCACCGGATATGACGCCAACCTCTGTGTTCTGCGATCGGCAACCGTGAAGGAAATGGATAAGCTCCTCGAAGAGGAGGGCCCGGCCATCGCCTCAATGCTCCGCAAGGCGTCGAAGATCCAGGCGTTCAATACCGAGCTGAACACCAGCGAGAAGGGTGTCAAGGCACCCGCCAAGGCTCAGGCCGGCACTCAGAAGAACACCTTCTCCGGTGGCAAGGTCCAGAAGTCCAACGATCCTGGCCCTGGTCCCGAGTGCGAGTGCGGCGAGCCCACCACCTACACCGAGTGGGGCACCAATAAGTTCGGCAAGCCCTACCGTGCATTCAAGTGCGCCGAGAAGGTTCGCGACTGGCGCTCGAACGACGGCTGCGACTTCATCGAATGGTTTAACGGTAAGTAAATTCATCACTTCAAGTTGGAGTGTGAGATTCGGGGGTCGGGATTCGACCCGGCCCCCGCACCCCAGGGAGAACAGTGCCCACCACTGAGTACGACCTTTGGGCTGAAAGCCTAGAGCCCTGCTACGTCTGCGCCGCAGATTACGCCTCGGAAGACCTGACCTCCGTAGACATCGACGACTGCGAAGAACTCGCCTGCTACGGATGCTCCCCCGAATGTGAAGAGGTCGCTTGTGACTGAGGTCCGCTACCGCTCCGACATTGACGTCGAGCTGATTGACCACATGGGCGGAGATCACAGCATCGTACGAGCCGCCCGCGTCTCATCCGGCACGGCCGGCACCCCAGAAAAGGACCGCGGCCTCCTCAACATGCTGGCCCGTGACCGACACGGCAGCCCATTTGAGAGCGTCGTCCTTCAGTTCAAGGTCGAGTGTCCGATCTTTGTGGCCCGCGAATGGTTCCGGCACAGGGTTAGTTCATTCAACGAGACCTCGGGGCGATACAAGGTCCTGGAGCCCGAGTTCTACGAACCGCACGGCGGCCGGCCCATGAGGCAGATCGGCCAGCCCGGCAAGTACGCCTTCGAGGAAGGTGCGTACGAGCAGAAGGTTCAAGTGAAGGCCGCGCATAAGCGCCTCGCCACGTGGGCCTGGGACGAATACACGGAGATGCTTGACGCTGGCATAGCCCGTGAAGTCGCCCGCAACGTCCTGCCGTTGAGCCTCTACACCTCCTTCTTCTGGACCGTGAATCTCCGGTCCGCCATGAACTTCCTGTCTCTGCGCTGGGCCCACGAGGAGTCCACGGTCCCAACCTTTCCCCTCTATGAGATCCAGCAAGGGGCCATGAAGGTTGAGGAGCACGCCCAGGCGATTGCCCCGATCGCCATGGAGATGTTCAACAAGCATGGGCGGGTGAGCCCCTGATGTTCGCTGACTGGTGTGAGGGTTCGCAGCACGTCTATGACCACAACAACATGACCGTTGAGCGTCGTATCGGCCCGGATAGCGACGAGCCCGAATTCCCCTCGATCCTGGAAGGAACCTTCTGACCATGCCCGAGCTACCCGAATTCATCATCTACTCGTCCCGCTGGGGCTGGAACCGCGGAGCCGAATACCGGTTCGCTAAGGACGAGAAGCACGTCAAGAACATCCTGCGCGGCCTGTTCAGCCGGCACGGCGCGGATCTCGACGTAGGGGTGTTCCTGGTCGGTGAGCGATTCGACGTGACCAGTCGATACGTGCTGCCCAAGGAGACCGAGCAGAGCGTGGAGCCGAATTTCTGAGCGGCTGAAGTTGGAGTGTGAGATATGGGAGATACTAAGTGAAGATCATCGACTACAAGATCAAGAGCGATCTCGTACGGATCAACGTCGTAGAAGATGAATCTGATCTCCCGGAGTTTCACCGCTTTGTCGAGGCCAACCACAACGTCCTCGGATTCGATACCGAAACCGACGGTCTCTCCTGGTGGGAGGACGGTTTCCGTATTCGACTCGCCCAGTTCGGCAACGAGCACGAGAGTTACGTCCTCCCCACCGAGAGGGGTGGCCAGTTCCGCGAGGACGCCATCAAGGCCGTTGGATGGGTCAAGAAGCTCATCATGCAGAACGGGACCTACGACATCCTCTGCATGGACAAGGTATGGGGAGTAAAGGCCGAAACGGTCTTCCCCCGCCTTCTCGACAGCCGCATCATCGCCCACCTCGCTGATAGCCGAGGTCGGAAAGACGGCGGCATAGGTCACTCGCTCGAAGAACTCACCCGTCACTACCTCTCCGCAGAAGTGGCCGATGAGGTGAAGGGCAGCATGACCGCCATCGCCAAGGAGTTGCGAGTCAAGAAGGCCGAGGTATGGCCCGTGATTCCCCTGGATCATGAGGGCTTCAACCTCTACGCAGGGATGGACCCCATCCTCGCGTACCGCCTGGCCAAACGGCTCAAGCCTCAGATTCCGGCCACGGCCCGCAAGCTCCTCCCGTACGAGCACGAACTGGCCGCCACCTGCGCCTACATGGTGCGGAAGGGCATCAAGGCCGACGTGCCCTACGTCCAGGAGCGCGCGCACGAGCTGGCCGGCACCGAGGCCCACTTCAAGGACGTGGCCGCCCGCCTGGGTCTGGAGAACATCAACAGCCCGAAGCAGGTGGGGGAAGCGATCGTCGCCCGTGGGATCACCATCACGGAGCGAACGCCCACCGGACAGCCGAAGGTCGATGACCACCTCCTCAAGGCCCACATAGACGATCCCCTCTGCGAGGCCATCTATCAGGGCAAGAGGGCAGCCAAGGCCAAGAGCACATGGTTCGACAACGCGTTGAACAACCGGGACTCGGGCGACAGGCTTCATGCCTCAATCAACTCGATCCAAGCCCGCACGGCAAGGATGAGTATTTCCGGGGCCATCCCGGCACAGACATTCCCATCCGGGGATGCGCTCGTAAGGCGCGGATTCATTGCGGATGAAGGCATGACCGTCTGTGCTGTGGACTACAAGGCCCAGGAGCTTCGCGTTTTGGCCGCGCTCTCGGGCGATAAGGCGATGAAGAAGGCGTTCCGGGAGGGAGCAGATCTTCATCAGATCACCGCGGATCGCGCTGGGGTCGATCGCAAGACGGGGAAGATGGCCGGATTCTTGACGGTCTACGGGGGCGGATGGTCTGCCCTCATGTCCCAGGCCGGCGTCACAGAGGAGATAGCCAAGCGGGCGATCGACGGCTTCTTTGAAGCGTTCCCACGGGTCCATCAGTACTCCGAGGAGCTGCAAAAGGAAGCCCGTCGTAAGGGCTACATCGTCACCAACACAGGCCGCCGCCTGTACGTGGATCGGCGGCGGCCATACGCCGCCCTGAATTACGCGGTCCAAAGCGCTTCGAGAGATGTGACCGGTCGGGCAATCCTTCGGCTCCATCAAGCCGGATACGGCCCATTCATGCTCCTCCCAGTGCATGACGAGCTGATATTTCAGTTCCCGACCGAACACGCCCTTAAGGCCACCACCAAGGCCGCTCAGATCATGAAGGAAACCATGAGTGGCGTCCTGATCGACACGGACGTGTCGGTCTACGGAAAGAGCTGGGGATGCGGATACATGGCCGAAGGTCAGTACTGCGACCTCTGCGACACGATTCATACGGAGGCAGCATGAACGACAACCAGGGCATCGATGGTTTCGATGAACTGTTGGATTCAATCCAGCACGAGATGACCTCTCGCGTTCTTGAAAATGCGGCGGAACTCGGTCTCAAGACCGCCCGACTTACCGGCCTGATCATCAAGGAAGCCAAGGAATGGGGTGTCCCGAAGGATCTCGCAGAAGCTATGGGAGCCGACTTCTGGCAACTCATCATGGTCAACCCCGACCAGCCGACCGGGGTCGCCGAGTGA